CCAGATAAAGGTGACTTTATCTGGGGATTTGTGTTCTCCCCCAAGGTGGGGTAGTGTTCTTCTTGTCGGGCAAGGCGCTCGGCAACAGCCCAAGGAGGGCACCATGGCACGCATCAGCACATTCCCCAACGGGTCCACAGGCACTCTCAACGGACGGGGGTTCACCGTGGTTGCCCAGGGCGTAACGACCCTGGTGGAGTGGGACAACGACGACTTGTGCGCCATGCTCCCCGGGACCACCGAGGCAACACTGGTGAGCACGGGGTCAGGCGAGACACCCAGCACGGAGAAGCTGATGTCCGCCATCCGCAAGGTGCGCGATACCGCTCCCACCGTGTGGGAAGTAGCCGCCACGGCCCAGCCCGTGGCCACAGAGGCGGGCATCGGGGCCGAGTGGCGCACCATGGTGACCGAGCGGACCACGAGCGCAGCGAAAGCGGCGCGGAATGCCGCCATGGAGCGCGGCGCCTACATGCTCGCCGATGCCGCCATCGCGCTGGAGTACCTCACCCACGACGAGAGCAACACCCGCCGCCAGACCGTGGCACGGAACCGCCTCACGGCTCTCTGACGCACTGTTTCGCCCATGCTGGCCAAGTCCCCATGGGCGGAGCTGTACGGCAGACAACCACCCAAGGAGGGCACCATGACGACTGAGACCCACACCGAGTACACGTACCTGTTCGACGGAGCACCGAGCGCAGGAAGGGTGTTCACGTCGCCCGAAGCCGTGAACCGCTACCTGGCCTCCGCCAAGCTCCTGTACCGGAACGACCCGGAGCACTGTGCCAAGTACGGGCCCGTGGTCAGCCGCCGTGTCACCACCACGACCACGCACTGGGAGGTGTGACCCACCATGGGCATCTTCACAGATGTAGTCATCTTGGCGTCGCTCCTGTTCTCGTCGTACCACATGGTGAGGTGGAACGTGCGCACCATTCGAGACCTGATCAAGGAATGGCGGAGCCCCTGATGTTCCGCACCAGCGCCGTGGTCGCAGCCACCGGGTGTACGTACCGTCAGGTCAACTTCTGGTGCCGCCAGGGGTACGTCCACCCGGACATGCCTGCCTCCGGCCAGGGAACCGACGCGTGGTTCCTCGGTCTCTCCTACCTACACGCCCGTAGGGTAGCTTGGCTCGTGTTGGCCGGCGTCACGCCCGACTCGGCGGACATACTGGCCCGGGGCATCAACCTGCCTCTGGGCCCCGGAGAGGAGCTACGCATCGTCAAGAGGTAGTAGGGTACCCACCACCTGTCCCCAGACATGATTGCAGAGTCAACCATGAGCAAGGCACTACTCCTAATCGCAAGCGCGTGTACCGTCGCGCTCGGTCTGGTACTGACGCCAGCCCCCATAGCGCAGGCACACTCGTCGTCCTCGGCCCCCAAGACGTGGGTCTCCGTCAAGCACCACAACAACCCGACATTCCATCTCAAGACCGGCAAGCCTGGCAGGGTCATCATGAAGGTGAACGGCCGGACCCACGCGGTCCGCCACACAGGCCAGAACCGGTACATGAAGTTCCGAGCGTGGGCGCCGTACGGCAAGGTGACCAATGTGTCGTTCAAGATGGTCGGCCACCACTGGGCCAAGTTCGGTGCGTGGCGTACGGTGCATGTCGACCGTCGACCCCAGCTCAACCTCACCCAGGAGCAGAAGGTACTGCGCGTGGCCAAGGCGCAGGTCGGCAAGCCATACCGCTGGGGGTCCGGCGGACCGAGCTCGTTCGACTGTAGCGGCCTGGTGCAGTACAGCTACCGCGTGGCCACGGGCCGAAACCTGCCGCACCAGTCCACTGCCATCAAGAACACCGGCAAGCGCATCCCACGGTCACAGGCCAAGCCTGGAGACCTGGTGTGGACGCCCGGCCACATCGCCATCTACGCCGGCGGAGGCCGAGTCGTAGAAGCCGCCAACCCCCGGTCCGGAGTCACCTACCGGACCATGTGGCAGCACAACCCCGTGTTCCTGCGCATCTAGACAGTACCCACCACCGGTCACCCGGCCACGGGTAGGCTGGGCCCTGCACAACGCACACCGACACAACGATGAGGAGCCAACATGGCATCCACCCCCAGCGTCACCAAGGTGGTCACGGGCAAGGTTCGTCTCAGCTACACGCACGTGTTCGAGCCGTACAGCCAGGACGGAGACGCGGCCGACGCCAAGTACTCCACGGTCCTGCTGGTCCCGAAGTCGGACAAGGCCACCATCCGCAAGCTGCGCGCCGCTCAGGAGGCCGCACTGGAGGCCGGCAAGACCTCTCGGTTCAACGGGTCGATCCCCAAGTCCTGGCAGGACACCATCCACGACGGCGACGAGGAGGCCGACCTGGAGCGGAACCCGGAGTACGCCGGCCACCTGTTCCTCAGCGTCAGCAGCAAGACCAAGCCGGGCGTGGTGGACCAGAACGTGCAGCCCATCCTGGACAGCACCGAGGTCTACAGCGGCTGCTACGCCAGGGTGAGCATCAACGCCTTCGCGTTCAACTACAAGGGCAAGAAGGGTGTCAGCTTCGGGCTGAACCACCTCCAGAAGATCGCCGACGGCGACTTCCTGGGCGGACGGTCCAAGGCCGAGGACGACTTCGACGCTCTGGACGACGGGGACGACGACAGCCTGATCTAGTAGGCTTAGTACCCAGATGGCCGCTGGTGGGCCGGTTCCCCCACCAGCGGCCATCGGCACATTCGGAAAGGACACCGAACCCCGTGACCACAGGTCTGTTCCTCGACTACGAAACTTACTCTTCGGTCGATCTCCGCAAGTACGGCGCGTACCCGTACGTAGAGTCGCCCGACTTCAAGCCGCTCATGTGCGCCTGGTGGCTGGGCGACGCCGCTGACACGTTCCTGGTGCCACCGGAGGTGCGAGTAGCCGGACAGGAGCAGATCCTGGACCAGATAGGTGACCTGCTGGACGACCCGCACGTCATCAAGATCGCGCAGAACGCTCAGTTCGAGCGGCTGGTCAGCAGTCTCATCCTGGACTACCCGCCAGGGGAGTTCATCGACCCGGTGCAGTACCACGACACGGCAGCTCTGGCCGCGCTCAACGGGTACCCCCGCAACCTGGAGAAGTTAGCCCGTGCGCTGGGTGGCGAGCAGAAGGACACCGCCGGCACCCGCCTCATCAACCTGTTCTGCAAGCCACAGCGGGTGTTCAACTACGAGCGTGCCTACCTCCCTGAAGAGAAGCCTGAGGACTGGGCGGCGTTCGTGGAGTACTGCCGCCAGGACGTAGTCACCCTGATCGACGTGGACCTGGCCCTCGGTGACTGGCCCACCATCTATGAACACCAGGTTTTCCTGACGGACCAGCGCATCAACGACCGGGGCATCCGCGTGGACACCGACATGGCCAGTGCGGCGGTCACGGCGTTCGAGGAGAACACCGCGACAGCGCTCGCTGAGATGGAGCGCATCACCCATCTGGACAACCCCAACAGCCGGGACCAGCTACTCGGGTGGTTGCGGGGCCACAGGGATGTGCCCGACCTGACGAAGGACACGGTGGAGCAGCTCCTCACCGACCCCGATCTTCCTGCCAAGGTGCGGCGGGTGCTGGAGCTCCGGCAGGAGACGGCCCTGGTCGCGGCCAAGAAGTACAAGACGGCTTCCGCGTCGGCGACGCACGGCGGACGGCTGCGCGGACAGTTCTTCTACCACGGGGCTCACACGGGTCGCTGGTCCGGCCGGGGCGTGCAGCTCCACAACCTCACCCGCCACCAGCTCAAGAAGGACGGCGAGTGGGACAGGGTTGGCGAGATGGCTGCCATCCTGGACCTGAAGCTGGGTAACGGGGCCGACGCCGACACGCTCAAGAGCCTGGTCCGGGCGGTGCTGGTGGGTCCGTTCACGGTGGTGGACTACGCGGCCATCGAAGCTCGTGTGCTGGCGTGGCTGGCCGACGAGCTGTGGGCCTTGCAGGCGTTCCGTGACGGGCGCGACATCTACGTGGAGACCGCCACCCGCATGTCCACCGGGAAGCAGCAGTTCACTAGGCGCGACGGCAAGATCGCTGTGCTGGCGCTGGGGTACAACGGGAGCGTCGGGTCGCTCCAGGCCATGGGAGCCCAGGGAACCGATCAGGATCTCCAGATGATCGTGGACCAGTGGCGCGCCACCAACCAACGCATCGTGAGCATGTGGCAGCAGATGGACCGTGCGTTCCGCCGTGGCGGCCCAGTAGGTGACGGAGGCCACCTCCGGGTGGACAAGCGCGGTAACGACCGTCATCTGGTGCTGCCCAGTGGTCGGGCGATCGTGTACCACGACGTGCGCATGCGAAAGATCGTGACCAAGTTCGGTACCGAGAAGGTGGTACCCACGTTCATCGACCCGGTGAAGGGCATCCGGGTACCCACCTACGGCGGCCGGCTCACGGAGAACGTGACACAGGCCGTGGCCAGAGACGTCCTTGCTGACGCCCTAGTTCGCCTGGACGCCCGGGGGCTGCGCCCAGTAGGCCACGTGCATGACGAGGCCCTGTGCGAGACACGGGACCTGACCGCCGTGACGGCTGCCATGACCACTCAGCCGGACTGGGCCCCGGACCTACCGATCGACGTGGCCGGCTTCGTAACGGAGAGGTACAGGAAAGACTGATGGGCTATAACATGGAGTCGATGTACTTCTCGTTCGTGCGGGAGCGGCATTCCGTCTGGGAGAAGCGCCAAGCCGGCCAGCCTGGTCCGTGGACCAACGACCCGTGGGTGGCTGCCAAGAAGTTCACGAACGTCTTCCGAATCCTGGACCCGGGCACCCAGTACGCGTTGACGTTGGGCGCGCTGGACGAGAGGGACATCCTGCTTCGGCTGTTCCTGTACCGCCACACCGGGCGCATTGACGCCTGGGAGTACCTGGACGCCCTGCCCACAGCAGTCAACCTGCCGGACGTGCTGGCCCAGTGGCAGGACTACCGGGCACTTGGAGGCAAGATCTTCACGAGCGCCTACGTGGTGGCCCCGGGCCCCGGGACAGACAAGATGGAATCCGTGATCGACCTCACACGACGCATGTTCACCCCGGGCAGCCCGGACGACATCATACCGGCGTGGCAGCGTGCCGAGTCCCCCAGAGATCGGTTCGCGGCACTGCACCGGAACCACGGCGTGGGCGACTTCATGTCCATGCAGATCCTGACCGACTGGGGATACCACTTCTCGTCCGGCGACGAGAACGCCTTCGTGGTGGCGGGGCCAGGATCGCGCAAGGGTGCCGCCGAGCTGGACCGGGGCTCCCCGGAGGACACCATCCGCTGGGCCCGGGACGAGTGGTGGCTCCGGGCGGACTGCCCCGTGATAGACCTGCCCGACGGGCGCCAGCACCCGCCCAGCCTGATGGACGTGCAGAACACCTTCTGTGAGTTCAGCAAGTACCTGCGATACATCCGCAAGGGTCCAGTACCCACCAAACCGTACGCGCCGGCGCACCCGGGTCCCCAGCCCAAGCCCCGGCTACCGGCCCACTGGTAGGACAGATAGTAGTTCTGACCCGACCATCAGCGAGAAGTAGGCTGATGGTCGGCACACAGAAAACCGTCAACAACGATAGGAACCGATGTCATGATCCACATCGTACGAGCGGGCGCCACGGAGGCGCTCCCGGTGATGCTCCAGCACCTCCTCAGGGACGGAGACGAGGTGGGCAGCCGCCAGGGTGAGCGAACCGTCGAGGTTCTATACCCGCGCATCACGCTGACCAGGCCGTGGCAGCGCGAGGTTCTGAGCCCCGGGCGCAAGGCCAGCATCACGGCACAGATCGCGGAGACCATGTGGGTCCTGGCCGGGCGGAACGACGTGGAGTGGTTGGGCCACTACCTGCCGCGCGCCAAAGAGTTCAGCGATGACGGCCAGACCTGGCGGTCCGGCTACGGGCCGCGTCTCCGTGGGTGGTCGGCCGCCGACGGGAAAACTCAGATCGACCAGCTCGCCGAAGTGGTCAACCTGCTGCGGGCCGACCACGGAACTCGGCGCGCGGTCATCAACCTGTGGGACCCGTCCGTGGACAGCACGCCGGGTAAGGACGTGGCTTGCACCAACTGGCTCCACTTCCTGGGCCGGGACGGATACCTGAACCTGCACGTGGCGACCCGATCCAACGACGCCATATGGGGCTGGTCCGGCATCAACGCGTTCCAGTGGAGCGCACTGCTGGAGATCGTGGCCGGCATGACCGGCATGAAGATGGGCAAGATCCACTACAGCATCTCGTCCCTGCACATCTACGAGAAGCACTGGAACCGCGCACGTGACATCGTCACGGACTGCAAGGCGCCGTCGTTCTTCGACAAGCTGGAGGACAGCCCCAGGTTCAGCGTCGAGGGCCGTACGATCGGAGTTCTCGACGGTCTGATCGACGAGTGGTTCCGCATCGAAGCTGGTATCCGTACCGGCAAGGCCGGCGAGGACTCCATCCGGGCCTTCCCCGAACCGATGATGCGCTCATGGCTGCGGGTCATCGCCTGGTACTGGACACGCCGTGTGAGCAACCTGGATCCGCTGGTCGGAACGCGGCTGCACGCGGCAGTGCTGGCCAGCCACGAGTACCAGACCACGCGGTACGGCTCCGTCCGCAAAATCAGCGTGGCCCCAGCCATCAAGAACGAGTCGGCACCCACGATGGCGGAGCTGGGAGCCGCCGTAGACGTGACAGACCACATCGTGGTGGAGCCCCAGTCCCCTTCGGAGCGGGCCAAGGCAGTCGCTCGGTTGCAGTCGATAAGTTCCATGGCCACGGAGGCACCCAAGGGCTTCGCCAGCGGGGGCCGGATACAAGACCCCTTCCTCACCTTCGTCAAGAAGCTGCACGCCGAGAAGCATTCCGTGTACGGCGACTCGTGGAAGAAGCGTGGTGAACTTCTGTCGATCCTGCCCAACATCGCCCGCAAGGTGGACCGGCTGGGTGTAGCCGGTGCCGGCGACACGGCGGCAGACACCGTGATCGACCTTCTGGTCTACCTGGTCAAGTACCGTCTGTGGCTCACCGACCGAGGCGCTCAGGACATGAGCGGCGAACTGTACCGCCCGTTTCGTGAGACGGAGCTGGAAGGTGTTGCCCGTCTGTTCAGTTGGGTCAAGCTCGGCAAGCGACGTTCGGACCTGTGCGACCTGGACTTCGTCGTGAATCAGTTCGAGACACTGACCTCACTGGCCGAGCGGGACCCGAAGCAGGACCACCTCACCTCCCGAGCCAGCTTGGTCTCGGAGATGATCCAGCACACCTACCCGCTGGCGGAGGAGCTCTGGCTCAGATAACCCAGTTTATCTGGAGACTTGCGACCCCCAGAAGGTAGGGGTACTGTTCTTCTTGTCTGGTAAGGCGCCAGGCAAACCTCATGGAGAGGAAGTAGCATCATGGCTGCACCCACCGACTACGACGACTGCATGAAGTCCGTCATAACCCGGGGCCACTGTTCCGTTCACGGTGGACGGATGGTCGATCAGCAGGGCACCTGCCAGACTGTGACCGTCCTCGCGGACGTGCGCGCCGAGCGGGCTCGCCAGTACGCCAGGCACGGCAGCAACAGCACCCTCTCGGACGGCACGGGCCCCGAGGTGCCGTGGATGGGCAACGTGGCGGACTTCTACCAGTCCAGGCTCGCGGCTGTGCGCCGGTTTCCCGGTGCCGGCGAGATCGAGACCCACCTCCGCAACGACTACGAGGCGCACGAGGCCCGCACGGGCAAGCCCACATGGATGCACCTGGTGCGTGAGGAGGTCGCCGAGGTCTTCGCCGAGAACGACCCCCAGCGGCTCCGTGCCGAACTGATCCAGGTCGCAGCCCTGGCGGTGTCCTGGGTGGAGAAGCTGGACGCCAGACAGACCCCGAGCGGCATCCGTCCGGGCAGCCGCAAGTTCGCAGGGGAGCGTGCGTGATGCGCCTCAGCGACCTGTCCATCCGAGACGTCGGCAACGAGGTCAGCATCACGTGGCAGGGCGCCACGATCAAGGGCCGCCTCGGAGACTTCCGTGTGGAGACCGAATGGATCCACGCTCCGGAGTGGGCCGAGAACCCGCACGACATCAAGCCGATTCCCGGGAGACACACTGTGTCGCTGTCCGTCGGCCCGTGGTCTGCCTCGGGACTCCCGGTAGGCACTCCCGTGGAGGTGTGGTAATGACCGAGGACTGGGAGCGCAAGGCCCTGGAGGACGCGTCCAAGTACCGGGAGAAGGATCACCTGTGGGGGCCCGCTGTGTCCTGGGGGCACGTCAGCTACCGGGGCCACAAGCGCCCGGCCGTCTCGGACGGGGTAGACGTCATGTACCTCAGGAAGTCCGGGCAGGGCTACATCGCCACGGAGCACGTCATGCGGAGCTACCGGCCGCAAGTGGTGGTCCGCCGATGAACCTCGACCAGCAGATCACCGACGTGATGGTACGTCAGAGCACGCGGCCAGTCCTCCGGGCCGTCAGGGTCTTCCGCCTGAACGAGCTGGACCAGGTGGTGGCCGACCAGAACATGACCATGCGAGCGGCCCTGCTGTTCGACGTGGAGATGTGGGAGGAGGTCGCACGCTTCCTGCTGCACACCGACCGCGCCAACGGCGCACGCCGCGCCAGCGCCATTCTGCGGGGGCTCGCCCTCCGCCCGACCTTCTAGGAGAAACACATGAGCGACACCCAGGAGGCCCTCACCCTCGCCCGGCAGAAGCTGGAAGAAGTGGAAAACGCCTACTACTTCGCCGGCACCGCGACGCAGCAGGAAGTGGACGACGCCCGGGACGAGTACTTCGACGCCTGGGAAGAGCGTCGGGATGCCGTCCTGGAGAAGAAGGCCAGGAGGCGTCTCCATGCAGAGCCGTAAGATCCGTGCGGAGGATGTCCGCGCCGGCATGGTGCTCAGCGTCAGCGGCCAGCGGGCCGTCGTCAGCAAGGTGACCACCAGCAGCGGCACCACGTTGATCGAGCTCGTAGGGTCCGCGCCGCTGGTGTTCCACCCGACACGCAAGGTCACCGTGGTCGACGCACCTCGGTGAAATCCGCCAGTAGACCTCCGGGTTTACTGGCGGATTTGCGTATTGTGCAGATGTACAGCATACTGAGGGTGCCGGGCAAGAAGCCCGGCGGAACTGAGGAGGGGCCAAGATGGCACACGAGATCGAGACCCACGGCGGCAAAGCCATGTTCGCCAGCGCCAACGTGCAGGCATGGCACAGGCTGGGCACGGTGCTGGACCACACGATGACCGCCCAGGAGGCCATGGACGTGGCCTTCCTCGGCGGCTGGAACGTCCGCAAGGAGGCCATCGTCACGGCCAGCGGTCTGGCAGTTCCGGGCCGCGCAGCCACGGTGCGAACGAACCCGCTCACAGGCCAGGACGAAGTTCTCGGGGACGTGGGGCATAACTACCACATCATCCAAAACGAGCAGCACGCCGAGTTTCTCAACATCCTGGTGGACGAATCGGGAGCACACTTCGAGACGGTAGGGTACGCCGGCGGCAAGGTCTTCCTGACCATGAAACTCCCAGGTCACATGGCCGTGGGCGGGAAGGGTGGCGACCAGGTGGACATGTACATCTCGGCGATCAACGGTCACGACGGGGGCACGCCGTTCACGCTGGCGGTCACACCGGTGCGCATGGTGTGCGCCAACACCATCCGGTTCGGTCTGGCGCAGGCACAGTCCGTGTTCAAGATCCGGCACAGCAGCGGCGCGGAGAAGGCGATCCGCCAGGAGGCTCGTCAGAAGCTGGACCTCACGTTCAACTACCTGGACACCTTCCAGGAGGAGGCCAACCACCTGGTCGACACCGCCCTGACCCAGGTGCGTTTCGAGGAGATCATCGTCAGGGAGTTCGGCGCCCCCAAGGATGCCGCCCAGGCGACCCGCACGCGGGCGGACCGCAAGCTGGACGAGATGTCCCGGCTGTTCTCGCAGGCCGACACACAGGCCAACATCCGCGACACCGCGTGGGCTGGGTTCAACGCTCTGACCGAGTGGTACGACCACCTGTCCCCCGTCCGTGGGGACGACCCGGAGACCAGCCGTGCGCTGAACGCCGCTCTGTACTCTGACAAGTGGAAGACCAAGGCGTACCGCATCATGGCGGGTGTGTGATGTCCGGTCTCTACGACGGGGTCGGGTGCCGCAACCCATACTGCACCAAGCGGGAATCGCACCCGCACGGGGACCAGTGCTCTGGGGACTGCTCCACGTGCCACGACCACCCACTCGGCTACGACGATGACCTGGAAGGTCGAGAAGACTACTGATGGGGCACAGGAAGAGCCCCCCACCAGTTCGACCGGTGGGGGGCTCTTCCTGTGTGTCTGCTACTCGTCGTCCAGGATGGCCTCGTCGATCACCATACCCGTGGGCATCGGGCTGGCCTCACCAGCCACGCGGATGCCGTCCTCGCGGATGATCTCCACGACCTTGGCGTTGGGCGTCACCGAGGATCGGGTCCACCAGGCAACCACCAGCGGCAACACCGCGTAGACAGCGACCCATGCCGTGTCGACCTGAGCGGCCACGCCGCTCAGGTCCAGTCCGACGGTTGCGGCCACGGTCGCTGCCGCTGCCAGGATGGCGCGCAGCAGCGCCGGCTCGAACGCCTTCACTCGTTCCCACCATGTCATGTTCTTGTCTCCTCTACTTCAGTGCCTTGGCACGGATCGCCTTGTACATGCTGTCGGTGTGGCCTCCCCAGACTCCATCGGCAGTGACGCCCATGGCCTTCTGGATCTCCTTGACGGTCCGGATGTGCGCGGCACGGCTGTCCGGCCCCCAGGAGCCGTCCGGCGCGGCGCCCACAGCCCACTGCGTGTCGTCCACGCCGTAGGGGAACTTCTCCCCGAACATGGGGCTGGCCAGCCGGACAGAGCTCAGACGCTTCTGGGTGTTGGGGCCCCAGACGCCGTCCTTGACGGCTCCCACAGCGCCTTGCATGTTCTCCACGCGCTTGACGAGAGCCGCGTTGCCGACCGGCTGGGTATCGACCGGGTAGCTGGGCGCAGCCTTGCCTCGATACTGGTCCCTGGACGGGTAGTAGGTCAGGTGCCACACCTCGCCGACCTGCCGGCCCTCGTCGTCGTCCCACCCGTACTTGGCTGCGACCTTGAGGAACCGGACGCGGTCAGGGTCGGACCAGCTCGACCAGATGACGGCCGTGTCGTACCCCGGGTCGCCGGGCGAACGTCGGGTCTTGACGTCGACCGCGATACCACCACCGTGGTTGCTGGTACCCGGCACGGCGGCGGCGGCCCCAGTGACTCGACCCCAGGTGCGTCCGTCGCCACCCAGGTAGGTGGGCCAGAAGCGATAGTCGTTGAAAGGGCTGGTCGACCCGGAGCGGTACCGCTCACGGAACAGGCGCTCCTGCGTCTCGTACGAGCGCCAGGCGCCGGTCAGCAGAACCTTCTTGCCGAACTCCCGCACGGCGCGGTCCCAGGCGTAGGCCGCATCGCTCCGGAGCACGAACCCCGGGTTCTCCTGGAGCTCGCGCCCCTCACTTCGGTTGATCTGCGGGGTGGTCATGGTTGGTTCCTCTCAGTCGGTTACAGGGCGCCGAGGCACCGTAAGACCTGCTGCCATCATAGCCGTGAGCAGAACATGTACGTAGAGCCGCTCTCCGTAGAGCGACCGTTCCACCAGTTCCAGTTCAGATTCAGCTCTGTCCCGCTCCCGTTCGGCGCGTTCGCGCTCGGTTACCAGGCGCCCCCACAGCTTGTCCTGTGTGGCCTGGCGGAATTCCCGGTTGCCTGCCCGGTGGCGTAGTACGGCAGTAAGCACGCTGCCGCCCCCACCGAGTGTGACGATAAGAGCCAGGATTATCTCCGTGACCCCGATTTCGACCCCCATGGTTCCCCCGCCTCAGGCTTCGAGAGATTCTAGTTGTCTTCGCATACTGATGGCTCGGAGTAGCTGCAACAGCAGCCGGAGCCACTGCCGTAACACGGCAGCCACCAGAGCGAGCACGGTCCACCAGACGACGTTGGTCGGGTCCACGCCCAGTATCACCAGCACGCTGAGCAAGGCGCCGGCCAGCGGCCACAGCCCGATCGCCTCTGCCTCCCAGCGACCAGTGACCGACCCCACCATGCAGGGGATGGAGGTCGCCAGGATGACTCCCCCCACGGCAGTGATGTAGATGGAGCTGTCCGCCACGATGGCCAGAAGACCCATCGACAGGCAGGCCAGGTACTGGACCGTCAGCACTAGGCGGTCGACCACCTTGGCCCATATCGGGGCGTCAATGTAGGGCACGGTTCCGGGTCCTTTCTACCACGCTTGGAAGAACTTGTACGGGTAGTTGAAATTGAATGCGTAGGTGCGCCCGCTTGTCGGTGCGGCGGCGAGTTGAAGAACACCACTGCTGCCAAATATCTGAGCGCGTATGGCGTCACCCCCGAACTCCCACCCAACGATCCCCCGGATAGTGTTGTCCGGCCACAGGCTAGCCTGTGGGATAGTGACCACGTTCTGCCCGGCGGTCGCCCCGGCCGTTACACGGCCCTGAATGTACATAATGCCGAAACGCCAGGTGTACCTGAACTCCTCACCCGAAACGTGAGTCCATCCTGTCGCAAGGGGGGAGAACTGATTCCATTGACTGGCGTTACCTCTCCACGCCCAGTCGTCCTGACCGTCCCCTCTTACCGCGAAAGGACCCCATCCGCCTTGCCCGTCGCCCTTCACCTGGAAGAGTGGGATGGTGGGGTCCACCGACAGCGTCCGCTGCGACTTCAGCCGAGCCGGGTTCGCCTCCGGGAAGGTGTTGACGGTAGGTGCGCCTCCGCCGGCGGTCAACGGGAAGAAATCCATGTCGAAGCTGCTGGTCGTGTAGTCCCCGGACGCCTGGAGCTTCATGTCCGACAGGTCACCGAGCGGAGCGCTCCCGCGCTTGCCCCACAACTGCCAGCCGTTGGGGTCGTCGTCATCGCCGGAGAACGACACTTCCTGCATGTCTACCCGTGTGATCGCCCGCTTTGGGCGCTTGGGAGCCGTCAGCACGAGACCCAGATCAGTGGTGTGCGTGCCCCCGGTAGCGTTGGTGTCCACGAACGCTTGACCAAGGTGGATAGGGTCCAGCGCAGGGTCCGACCAGTTGAGATCACTGTGCCGCCACAGGTACCCGGCGGACGTCACCGTGTAAAACCTGCCGTCCGCGCCGTCCCAGAATCCTCCCACACGCTGGCCTGGGGTATGCCAGTCATCGGCAGCCGCTGTGCCAACCCCGGAAGAGTTGTGGACCCTGTAGACACCGCCGTTGATGTGGCCCACGATCCAGCGTGTTGAACCGAAGTCGGCATTGCCCTTGTAGATGAAGCACTTCTCGCCGGATGGTGTGACTGATGTGGCCGACGTAACCGACTCAAGTACAGAAATGGGATTGGTGCTGACGTCCACCCGGCGAAACCTGTAGTTGCTGCCTACCTCGTCGCACAGCAGCACATCGGTTCCGTTCCATCCCAGGACAACGTTACTGGTCTGGACCTCAGCGTATTGCCTGAGAACCCCATTCGTGTGCCGGAAGTACCAGTTACCGTTGGAGTGCTGCCTACCAAACCACCCGGCGAGCGAGTCAGTGTAGATACCCCCCGTGATGGTGTACCCCGACCAGTCTTCGAACCCGACGTAACTACCGTCCAGCTCGTACGTCCAGATACGGGTACCCGCCGCCTTGCTCTGGAAGATCAGAACACGCTCCTCGCTGGAACGGAAATCCCGACCGACTCCGATAGCCTCGTTGCAGTCCAGGGCGAAGTTCCCCAGGGAGCCGTTATGGGTCACGAGAGTCAGGGTGGTGCGCTCCCATACGGGGTAGATGTTGGGTTCGGCGGGGGCGGTGACCTTTTCCGCCAGGTTGACGACGCTGTCCTGGGCGAACTCGTTCAGGGGGGAATAGAAGGTGGTTCCCTCACGCACGACAAGGCCGTCCGCCTCCACCTGCCCTCGGAACCTGGCCTTCTCGCCCGGGGCTGTAGGCAGATCAACGCGTATGACCTCGTCCTCGTCGTATAGTCGGATGCCGTCCTGACTGATCTCCACCCGCTGGCCGTCCTCAGCAGTAGTGATGGTGGAGCCCAGTAGGATCTCGCCGGCCAGGATCTCGCCCGTCACTGACCCAGCGACAAGCGCGTTGGTGGTGACGCTGTTGGCTGCCAGGTCCGGGCCCTCTACGGCCTGCACCAGCACCGGGTCCGACACCGCCGACCACGCACTGGCGTTGCCGCTGGTGTCCACCGAACGGAGACGGACCTGCACCTCGTCGCCGTAGGTCTGGCCGGTCACCGGCAGCGTGCTCGCCCGGGTGAGGAAGCCGACCACCGTGGTCGGCGTGGCGGAGTCCTCCATGGCGACCTCGACACGGGCGAAGTCCTCCTCCATGGGCTGGGCGGTGTCGGACAAGCCGTCCCACGTCACACGCACGATGCCCAGCCGGCTGTCCACCACGGGCAGTGACGGCACGCTGGGCGGCGTCACGTCCCCAGGCACCACTATGTTCTCCGTGGCGGACCAGGCGGACGGCAGGGTGGTGCGGGCCCCCACGGCACGTACGCGGACGTCTACGGAGTCGCCAGGGGTCAGGTCGCGCACCTCGGCGGAGATCTCCCCCGTGAAGATGGCCTGCCAGTCGCCGGAGCCGATGCGCCACTGCATCTCGTACCCGGCGATGACCATGGGGCCGGCGTCGGTGCCCGTGGTGACCACGTCCCAGTCAGCCGTTACCACGCCCCTGGGGATGGACCCGATGAACTCCACAGCGGCCGACAGCCCCAGGTTGGCGGGTACGGACGGGATACGGTCAGCCTCTGGGTCCACTGCGATCGGCGCCGGAGCCCCACCGGATCCCACCTGACCGGGCAATGCGGCGCCCAGCTTGCGACGCTGGCGGATGTCGGCGTCCAGGAACCGGTCATTGAGGACCAGGTTCCCGCCGAACCCATCCTGACCCCAGGTCAGGGTGACCTGCTGCACCCGGACGGCTTCGCCCGGCACGCTGGTCGGGGCAGTGATCCAGGCACCGGGCCAGTAGTCCAGCAACGGGCGCGGTGCCCCCTCGTGCAGGATCAGCTCCCGGGTGTACTGCTGGCGAACTCGGCTGGTGCGGTCCAGCTCAGCCTGGCCCACAGCCTCGGCGGCGGTCTGGTCGTCCACCTGACCGATGCTCAGCAGCCGCCGCCACTTTCCCCACGGTGTGGGCGCCGTGGGCTCCTCCACGATCACTGTCCCGCCGGCACTGGCGCGTACCGCCACGCCTGAGATCATCTGCTCGATGCTCTCGTCGCTGGGTGCTGCGCCGATCTCGTGCCCCAGTCGTAGCACGATCGACTCGGACAGGTCCGGGGAGAGGTTGGCGCTGTCCGCCTGGTAGATGTACAGGCCGCGTGCCTGGGTGGCCCAGTCCAGTGCGCCGGCCTCTTGCAGGCCGCGCACGATGGCCAGGTAGTCCGTGCCGTATTCGAACACCTGGTCCGGCAGCACGGGCCAGACGCCGGGCTCCTCGATCAGAGTGACAGGCGGGCCGCCGTAGCTGTCGCTCTCACTGAGAAGCGTGTCCAGCAGACTGTCCGCCGTCTCGCCGGTGAACACCCGTCGGCCGTCCGACGCCACGCCCATCGTCAGAAGAGCCTTGGTCAGCAGCCATCCCCAGCTACGGAACGTGACCGAGAACACCTCCATGTCGTCGGCCAGGTCGTCGCCCTGGCCCAGGCGCACCAGACGGCAGCCACGGGGCTCCACCCAGGTGTCGGTCTGGTCATCCCAGAGCTCCAGGGCGACCTCCAGCCCCTGTTCGTCCATGGACCGCTGGAGGTACTCCCCGCCGGCCGCCAGGCTGGAGTACTGCACGGTGAGTGCGCCCACGTCTCCGTGGACCACGGAGATATCCCAGCTCAGCGGGTCGGGCAGATAGCCCAGGTGCCCGCTGTTGGGTTCGTATGCGCGTAGTCGAGCTGCGAACACTGTCCACCTCCGGTCAGATTATAGAAAAGCGTACCGTCTACAGGTAGGCGGGAGCGGCACGCACCGTGAGCGCGGTAGTGGCGTCGAACCCAACACCGTTCACGGTCAGGTTGGCCGCGCGCACAGCCGGGTCCACGCCGGCCATGCGGGGCCAGATCTGGAGCGGTCCGGCCCCCGGGTAGCTCAGAGTGGTGGACTCGTTGGTGCCGCCGGAAGTCCAGTCCGTCGCGGTAGACGAAACGCGGGCAGTCAGGCTGGCCGCGTTCAGGAACAGGTACTCCCCGGCGTCCAGCGTGCCGGTCCAGGAGACGCCGGTTCCGGTCACCTGGTCCAGGACTTCTATCTGGTCCAGTGGGCCGACCAGACGGAGAATCGCGTCCGTCACTGGAGCCGTGCCGGCCGCCAGGTGCGCCACGGGCACAGTGGCTCCGTTGGTGACCACGGTGGGCGTACTGTCGGCGCTGGCCGCGCGTAGGAACACGGACGGCACTGTCAGTTGCACGCTGAACCGTGCAGCCGTTCCCGCCCCTGCCAGGTGGTGGTCCGTGGGGGTGACGTTGATCAGGTCAGCAGGGGCGGACGAGGCCGCGCCGTCCACCGTGCGCCCCAGGACCAGACCGGGCGCACCCAGTAGTCCGACCAGCTCATTGGCGGCAGCCTCCAGACTGGGGGTCTCGCCCCGGAGCAGCATCTCAAGGATGGCAGTCGCCTCCTCGAACACCGGTGGCCGGCCGTTCGGGAGAGACCCGTGGCGCCCGGGGATCACCAGCGAGCTACGCCGCGTGACCACAGGAAGCCGCCACATGCTGGCGGACTGCACGCGCCAGCGGCTGGCGTCCACACCGCTGAGAGACCAGGACATCAGGGCCATCAGGAGACCTCCGCCGCGAATTGGAGCTTTTGGTTGGTGCGCTTGGACGCCGGTTCCGCGACCGGGTAGTACACGTTATTGGTCTGGTAGATGGTCTTGCTGTCCCCAGCGAAGCCGATACCCTGGCTTGCCCCCGTGAAGCTGGCAGACCCTCCGGCCACATAGTTGCCGCTGGCCGTGGCGAGCAGTGCGGCGGAAGCCTTGCCGACTTGCAGTTCCTGATCCTCCAGGCCCAGCACCAGGCCATCCCCCACGAAGCCCATCAGATTCCGCATCACGGTGGACGGGGACTTGATACCGAGTGCCTTCTTCAGAGCATCTTCCATGGCCTTGGCGATCTTCAGAATCTGGCCCTCGATGGCGGCTTGCTGACTCTCCAGCCCCGCGACCAGACCGTTGGCAGCCTGCAACCCACCCTGGTAGAACCCTTGCGTGACAATCTCTCCGGTGGTGCGAGCCAATCGGTCGAGGTCCGCGTACGCGGTGTTCAGTTGGGTGGTCTCAGACGTAGACAGGGACAGCAGTGCATCCGCCGCTGCGATACCGCCCTCCACCCCCATGGCCGCGATCTCCTGGAGGATCACTCCCTTGAAGCCGCGTGCTTGTAGAGCCTGCATCTTCTGAGAGAAGACACGGGCCCGCTCCGCGTACGCCTGCGCCGCTCCGAGTAGTTGCTGCCCTGTGGCCGGGATCTCGGCACCGGACCAAGGGTTGGTGCCGCCTTCCACCCCGCCCAGGCTGAAACCACCGACGATAGTTCCGGCGACGTTGCCCTTGATACTGGCCAGTTCGTCGGCCCGGTCTCGGGCGTCCGCCAGCTTGGCCTCGATCTTCTCGGCCTGGGTGTACAGACGCCTGAGGTTCTTCTCCGCGTTGTTGGCCTGTTTGTCCAGCTTGCGCTGCCCGAACTGGGAGAGGCTGGGGTCGTCCGCGATGCTGCGGAGCTGGTCCACCGCACTGTACGCGCCGCTCAAACCGGAGGTGACGCTGTCTCGCAGGTTGCCCCGACGAAGATCCTTGCGCACGTCCTGTTGCACAGCCTGGAGGTCTCTGAGACGCTTCCGCGCGTCTTCGTATGCCTGTTCCGCCTTGGCCAGGTTCTCCTCAGCACGATCCACCCAGCGCTCGTTATTACTCCTGCGAGCACGACGCAAGGTGTCCCGAGCGGAGATGACCCGTCGCCGGCCCCGTGTCGCCTGCTGTCGGGCAGTCCTGACGGCACCTCCGTCAGCAAACGCCAGCATGCCGGACTGCACCGCCTCGCGAAGACGGTATACCGCGTCGTGGCCACCAGCCTTCACCACGTCACTGGCAGTCCAGACGTGTTCTCCGTTGCTCAAGCGAGCCGTGATGCTGTCGCTGGTGCCTGACCCAGGCCCGCTGACCTGTCCGCCACCGGCGAAGGTGGTGCCTCCAGATCCCCCACGGCCCTGGGCAACCTGCTGCACGGTGGTGACCGTGATGGTCTTGCCACTGGGCAGGTTCAGTACCTGCCGGCGAACCCTGTCCAGGGCGCCTTCGGCTTGCCCGGTGTCGGCCGTGATCTTGGTCTCGACGTTCTTGGGGATCAGGCCCAGCTTGTCGGCCAGTTCACGCGCCTTACCGCTAGACACGCCCATAGATTCGGCAGTCTTGATGAACGCCGTACGCGCTTCCGCCATGTGGCCACGGAGCTGCTTCTGACTGGCCCCGTTCTCCTTGGCGGATTCGACCACGTCCAGACCAGACCTGGCGATGTTGTCCAGTGCGGTGGCGTTGGCACGGCCCTTCTCAGTGTTGATGTCAAGGGTCTTGCCGTTGTCCTTCAGTGCTTGGCGAGCCTCGTCGATAGCGGCCTGGAACTCGCGCTGGGCGGACCGGGCGTCCAACGCTGCCCCGGCCGCGTCCAGCATCGCCTTGAACTGGTCTTCTAGTGCCTGGGTCTGCTCCTCGATGGCACTCGTGGTGTCCTCAGTGGCTGCTCCGAGGGATTCCTCCGCGCCGGCCGCTGCCTCGGCCGGCGGTACCAGCTCGCCGGTGGCCAGCTTCAGGAGAGTGGTGTCGTCAGTGGCGAGTCCGGCACCCTCCGCGATCTCGTACAGAGCGTCCTTGAACCCGGGCATGGCAGCCATCAGGTTCGAGATGGACTCTCCGGATCCGTCTGTCTGGTCGATCAGGGAGTTGAACGCCTCGGCAGCCTTGGGGAGATCGTCGGAGGCTGTCTGCCCCAGTTGCACGCCCACGTCCGCCAGACGCGTCTCCAGCTCACCGAGCTGGGCCTCATCTTCCTTCCACACGTCCGTCAGGTTGCTGGCCCCGACGTTGACGTCGGACATCCACTGGAGGAATCCACCCTGCTGGATAGTCCGGAGCTTGCCGTCCAGGTTGGTGATGTTGCCCAGGTCGGCGAACAGGGCGTCCCCGCTGCCGCTCTCCACAGTCTCGTCGATGGCCTGCTTCAGCTCTGCGACGCCGATGCTGGCATCTTGCCCGGCTTGACCGATGGCATGCATCACGCCGATCAGCACTGCCACGGCTCCCGCTGTGGCTGCCACCCGCTTGAACCCCGAGGACATCTTGTTGGCCGTGGCCTCGCTGATGATGCCGAGCTCCACCATGGCGGTTCGGGTCTCCAGCGTGGCGATCGCCATCTTACTGAGCCCAGCCAACCCGAGCAGTACCAGCCCGCCACCGCCGACGATCGCCAGGGTGGCCTGCTGCACGGCCGGGGGCATCTCCCCGAATTGGTTCAGTACCTCGGTCAGGCTGGTCACCAGCGACCGGAGTGGACCGTTGGCGCCCTCACCCATGCCGATGAGCAGCGTCTCCCAGCTACCACCCAGCGCCTCCAGGTCGCCCTGGAGGTTGTCCAGACGCTTGGCTGCGGCTTCCTGAGCGTAGCCGTTGTCGTCGACAGCCTCCGTCATCTCCCGGACGCCGGCGGCACCTTCCTTGTACAGGATGTTTGCCACGCGGAGTGCGTCAGTACCGAAGATCTGGGCGAGTGCCTGATTCCGCTGCTGGTCGGTCAGGCCGCTCAGACGGTCCTGGAGAACTCCGGCCAGCCCCTCCAGCCCGATGAACTGGCCCTGAGCGTCGTACGCATTGACGCCCAGCTCCTCCATCAGGTCGGCGGATTCCTTGGACGGGTTCGCCAGGGCGATCAGGCCGGTCTTCAGGGACGTACCGGCGTCGCTGCCGATCAAGGCGTTCTTGGCGAACAGCGACAGGCCACCCACGGTCTCCTCGATGGAGAGACCGAACTGGTCTGCGATCAGACCGGACTGAGCCAGTGCCTGCCCCAGGTCAGCAGCCGAGCCCTGTGCCTTACCGCCACCAGCGGCCAGGAGGTCCGCGACGTGGGACGCCTCGGTGCCCTTCAGGTTGAACTGGGTCAACGCGCCGGCCATCAGCTCCGAGGCGTGCGCGACCTCCAGCCCCTCGCTCGCTGCCAGGTCCAGGGCGCCCGTCAGAGCGCCCCCAAGGATGTCAGTGGTGGCGATACCAGCCTTGCCCAGCTCCATGATGCCGTCGGCGGCTTCGCTGGCGGAGAACGCCGTGTCTGCACCCGCCTTCAGTGCTGCTGCCCGGAGGAGCTCCATGTTCTCGGCGGACTCGTTGGTCGCGGACGACACGCGCGACATCGCGGCGTCGAAGTCCGCGAACCTCTTGACGGCCAGTACCGCGAACCCTGTCAGGCCGGCGCCGAGCAGACCGACCTGGGTGCTCAGTTGCGAGACGTTCGCCTTGGACTGCTGCGTGACCTGGGTCATGGTCCGGCCGGCGTTGGCCATCCCACGGTTCCACTGGGAGACGTTGGCGATGAGATCGACGACCACAGATCGTCTCATGGGGGTCTCCTATCAGGTCGCGGGCGCTAACACCAAGGGTACCGTCCTTCTTGAGAGGACTGGTGAGGCAGAGTTCTGGCGGTTTATCTGGGGATTTGTGTTCTGGGCCGGGATGGGGTACTGTTCTTCTTGTCGGGCAGGGCGCTCGGTGACAGCCCAAAGGAGGGCACCATGTTCAAGACACCGAAGCAGTTGGCCTGGGACCACTACCTGCGCGCCGTCCTCCACGCGCGGTCCATCATGGACCGATCCAGCGCAGCCTACCTACATGCGGTGCAGGTGAAGGACCAGGCGTACCAGGCGTACCAGGCGTACCAGGCGTACCAGGCGTACCAGGCTGAGAAAAACGAGACTGTCTGACTGGTCCACTCTGGGGCTACCGTAGGTAGTGTCAGGGTGTGCAAGGCAGAAGGAACCTACTAGGCCAAGGAGGCCGTCGTGCGCAAGACACTGAAGCAGATCTGGGAGACCATCCTCACTCTCGCCATCGGTACGGCGATCACGTGGGGCATGTGGGTCCTCTGGCCTCCAGTACTCCCGTGACGGGGGCTCGCCATGACCACTCGGGACACGCACAAGTACGTCTGGGAGCTGGTGCTGCTGGTCCTAGCTGGTGGCGCGGCTGGGGTCGGGGCGACAGCGATCCTACTGACCCCAGGTATCTGATGACCGGGAACTTCGGCTGGTGCCTGGGCCCCACCTTCCACCACGACAGGTGCCCCAAGACGAGTCCCTCGGGGCTCCGCTGCACCTGCAAGTGCCACCTGACCAAGGAAGAGGTCGACAAGATGCTGGGGGAGCTGATCTAGGTGCCGGGCGTTTACGAAGAGGAGCACTTCGACATCCACCCGCTGGACGATCGTCACTGCACGTGCCTGTGCATGAAGTGCTACAGCCGACTGAACACAGCGCTCCCGACGGGCGTCCTGTGTATCTGCGAGGAGTGCCCCTGCGAGGGAACCCACGACTGAGAACGACAGAGGTCCCCACCGATAACCGGTGGGGACCTCTTCTGCGTCATTCTCTGGTGGGCAGGCCGTCCTCAACCTCGTCCAGGGTGGCCTCGCCCCGACGGGTCGGTGGGAGAGCCTCCGCCGGGCGCTCAGCGTCTTGCACCCGGGTATTCACCACCTGGAGCCGCACGCCAGGCTCCGCGTCCTTCTTGTTCTTGCGGTACTCCTCCATGGCGGCTACGGCGTAGTCCACCTCGTCGTCCTTGATCTCGTACCAGCCGTCCATCTCCGGGTCGGTGGCCTGTCTCAACGGGATTCCGAACTCGTTGATGGAGTCCTCGTACAGGCTCAGCCCCTCCGCAAGACCGCGAGACTTGCGGGACCAAGGTGTACCCGGGGGCTTCGTCCCCAGGTATACCTCCGGCTCCACGCTCCACGACCGAGCTGTGCGGAGAGCTCGAACTACTCCGGGGCTACGCTCCAGCCCCAGGGCGATGTGGGGCCACGATCGACACACCCTCCACGGAGAGCTGCTCCATGGCGGTCACCAGATCGCGGATCTGACTGTGGCCTCCCGGGCGCGACTTGACCCGCCGGATGCCGTCCAGGCTGGGGGCCGGCTTCTCGACGCCGTTCACCACGACCTTGAGCACCGCCGGCGCGACTCCGTCCGGATTCTCGGTGGACTTGGTCCCCACCAGGCACAGCAGATTCAGCTCGTCGGCGTACGCCTGCATCTCCTTGAGCCACGCGTTCAGCTTCTTGACGTGCGCCGTCTTGGCCTGCGGCTTGCTGTTGACCGGCGGCTTCTGCGGCTCCGGCGGGATGGGACCCAGCTCCGCGCGCAGAGCCGCGACCTCCGGCTCGTCCATCCGGCGGATGTGCCATATCTCCGTGTCCTTGTTCAGGCGCTCCCACAGCTCCTCAGCCGTGGTGTACGCCTTGTTCAGCTCGCCGTCGATCTCCTTGAGCAGCGGGTTGCTGTCGGCCAGGGACTCCTCGCCCGTGGACGAGGACAGGGCGTCGGCCACCGACTCCTCGTGCGCCGACTCACGCTTGGCAGGCTTGCCCACCAGCTTGTCGCGCTCGGACTCCAGGCTGCGGATCTTATCCATCACCGGCTGATACTCCGAGTACAGTGCCGGGTTCCGGAGGATCTTGACCTGCGCCTGGAGGTACGACACTCCGTCTATCCAGTCCTCGACGGAGACGTCCTCTGATGTGAACTCCGTGATCACGGTGATGCTCCTTGTCCTGTCACGGGCGTCACGGGGAAAGCAACTGCCGGGCCCGCTGCCCCGTGACAGTCAGCGGGCCCGGCAGTGGTACCAGGGTACCCGGTCAGACGCCGGCGTCCATGACGCCTGTCAGGATGGCCCGCTGGACGCCCAGTGGCACCACGCGCTTGATGTACCCGGCGCGGTCGGTCGGCTTCTGGGGGTTGTCGGTGATGACGTAGTAGACCTCGTACTCGTCGTCGGCGGCCCACGCCTGGTCGTACCGGGGGCCCTCACGCTCGACAAGCCAGAGCTCGGTTCCCTTGGCCTTGAGTGCCTGGTACACCACGTCGTCGGCCACGTCCGAGACGCCGGCCGAGTCCAGGTACCAGAACGGGGTCACGGAGCCCTCGTAGTTGCTGGCGCCGAACGTGACGGCGTTGCCCTCACTGCACAGCTCCGTGTCGGGCACGGTGTCGCTGGCAGTGGGCGAGAGGCGGTAGTCGGACTTGAGGATCTTGCAGCTTGCGTCGATCCCGGCCTCGGCCTCCGCCACCGTGACGGCGGACAGATCCTCCGGCTCGGTGGTCAGGATGGCCAGGCGGGTGCGCGCATCGGCGAGGGTCTTGGGCATGGGTCAGCCCTCCTTCTTGGTGGCGGTGGCCGGCGTGGAAGTCGCCTTCTCGCTGGCCTTCTGGAGCGGGGTCTTCCGGAACGGCTTGCCCAGCTTGGGGTGGCTGATCCAGTGTTCAGGGATGCGGACCTTCGCGCCCGTATCCGTCCGGTATACCTCGATGAGTGCCATCGTAGTATTCCTTTCGTTGGGTGAGATCTTCAGGCCGCTGTCCGGAACTGAAGGGGGGTGAACCACCTGCGTGGATTGACGTCTTCGTCCTCTAGCATAGCTGGATCGAAGCCATCATCTCGCAGGCGTTCCGCCTCGGGGCCAGGTTGCCACCGAGACAGACGAGTACGTACCGCCGTGGTAGCTGCCAGGCACCAGTCGGGATCACCGGCGGCAGCCGTCACGCGGAGCAGCGAGCGGTACGCCCCGTCCACGTCGCCGCACAGATCCTCCGCGCCGGGGTCGTCGGCACCGGGGCTGCCCCACAGCACGGCGTACGGCTTCACACGGCCGTCAGGCAGGGCCGGAGGGTCGTCCGGCACACGACCGCTGTACACAGCGGCCAGGTCGGTAGGGACCAGCCCTTCCAGGCGCGCCTTGACGGCAGCGTGCATCTGTGCGGGGGTCACGGCAGGCTCCTCTCGGCCAGCTCCGCCAGAGCTTGCTCCAGGCCGGGGAGATTCCGCTCCGCAGCCGGGAACAGCGCCGGCCGAGGCGCCATCCGGCTGGTGCCCAGCTCCACAAACACACCGTAGCTCGCTGTGGGACCCACCTCGGTGCGGTACCCGTCCCCCTGTCGGGACACGGGGTCGGTGCTGGCGCTGCTGCGGAGATTGCCGGTGTCCACCGGCACAGCCACCTTGTAGTCCGCCTCAACGTCCAGACCGGTCTTCAGCAGAGCCTTGGCCACGTCCGGACCCATGCGACCCGCGATGGCGCCCAGGTCCGCAGCGTAGGCGCGTGCAGCTCGGTCGTTGATCTCGATCTCAGCCATCACGCACCTCCTTGGTTGGACTGGTCGTCCACGCAGGACAGGATCTGTTCGAACGTGTAGCTGCTGTAGCTACTGGTCCGGATAGTCAGTACCCTACCGACGAGCTCGGTAGGCGCATTGAGGGAGTTGATGGTGTCTACCCGGATCTGCTTGCCGGCCGGCACACCGCCAGCCTGTCGGGGGAGAACGATGGTCGCACCGTGCGTCCAGATGTCCTGGTCGGCGGCGTCAGCGTCGTTGCCCTGCGTGGTGGCGTACACCAGGCGCGCCGTGCCCTGGTACCCGTAGATGGGTTCGCCGTCAGACTGCCAGTCGTCGGGGGTGGTGACGCCCAGGATCACGGAGACCGTAGCCTCCATGGCGTTCTCGGAGACCTGACCGTGGTGCTCCCCCCAGTTGGCGGGGACGACGCGAGCGCCGGGCAGCGGCATCAGCCTTCCACCGCCTCACGAGAGTAGGCGTCGGGCTTGAACTCAGCCACACCCCAGAACGAGCCGTCAGAGTCGGCCTCTTCCTTGTCGGCGCGCTTGCGCAAGCTGTCGGCCTGCCGGCGTAGCGCGTCGGCCAGCTTGGCGCCGTCCGTCTGGAGTCCGTCGCCGGTGCGGATGACCTTACCTACGAGTGCCTCGCTGGTGGCGATGGTGTCGAGCGCGTCCGCCGCCGACAGGAACAGAAGTCCCCGCCGGACGGTGGACACGGAGTCGGTGGGGCCCAGGCCATAGGTGGCCAGGAACCCGGCAATCATGTCGTCATCGAAGACGAAAGCGGCCTCGTTGACGTCGGAGATGAGGAGCCGCACCTGGCCGGCGGCTGTGGTGTAGGCGATAACCATGGGGTACGGCTCCTCTCTGTCAGACGTTGTTGGCGATGAAGAGAATCCCGGCGACGATCACGACGACTGCCGCGATCGCCACCAAGATGTCGAAGCCCTTCATGATCAGGCACCCTCCGCCACGTACACGGCGTCGTTGTACAGCGCCGCGCCACCGGTGACGTGGCGGACCCGGTACTGGATGGTGTCGTCGTCGAACGCACCCTCCTCAGGGCTGATGGCGCCACCACCCACACGGTTGCCCGCATCGGCCTTGACCCGGAGGTCCGGCGTCTCGTACCCGTTCAGGAAGCCCGTCACCAGCGCGCGCTTGCTGGCGCGGCTGGGGTTGGGCAGGAGGAACCACGTGGTGGCCACGTTGTCGTAGCCGCCGGCCACCACGGGCAGCCACGGGTTGACCACGAGGGTCGGCCGTGCCTGGAGACCGTTGCCAGCCTGGACCCGCTCGACGGAGCCGGAAGTGGTACGGACCTCCGTGGTGTTCAGGATCTGGAGTGCCGTCATCTCCAACGACGGGGGAACCATGAGAACCGGCTCCGGCATGGCGATCGGTCGGCCGTCGCTGTCGGTCCGGTTGGAGATGCTGGCCAGGCCAGCCTGAAGGGAAGTCGCGGACAGTGCAGACCCCGCACCGGTCGCCGGCGCAGCAACGCCCGTGAAGAACGCCGTGCTGAGCGCCGTGCCGGCCGCGTTGAACAGCGGCTTCAGCGCGACGCGCTCCTCCGTCTCCCTGGCAGCAGTCGCCAGGTCGGTCGGGAAGGTGCGGAAAGCCCCCAGGTCGTCGTTGACGAGCATCTCCCACGTGAGCGGGAAACGCGCGCCGTACTTCTCGACGCTGAAGGACTTCGAGCTCTCGGTCTTCTTGCGGGCCGGGAACTCGGTGGCTTCCTTCACCTTGTCCAGACCGGCCTTGCCGCCGGTCAGGTCGACCAGGGTACGGGCCCGGAAGTCCGGAACCGTCACGCGGCTGGAGAACCGGTTCCAGACCGGCGCGATGGCCGCGTACTCCTGCTGGAGCTCGCGACCGTAGGCCGCGTTCAGCAGGATCGGGAAGTCCGACGTGGTGAGGGTTTCCTGCACCTCGGCGCGGGCCCGGAGGTCCCCGTCGATGGCACGCTGGAAGAGGCGACGCGCCTCCAGGATCTTCTTGTTGTTCATGGCGTGATCTCCTCTCAGACCTTGGCCAGGACGACGACGAGCGTGCCCGTGCCACCGGTGGTGGTCTTGGCCTCCAGGGAGTACCCGAGGAGGGTGCCCGTGGTGTCGGTGCCGTCGATGAGCTGCACGCGGCCGGTGACCGCGCCTCCGCCGGTGGCGTGCCCGTAGATGGGGTCGCCGACGGCGTAGGTGTCGTCGGCAACGGTGAACTCGTAGGCACCCTTGCGCCAGACAGCCGCGTTGCCGTCGGCGTCACGGTCGGTCTGGGCGACACCGATCAGGCTGCCAACGACCACCGCCTCGCCGCTGACAACGCCCGCCACAACGGGCAGAGTGATGTGGTCCGCATCGCGGAAGATCTCGTTCGTGGCCATGGGGTCACGCCTCCTTCACGGTGGTCCGGCCGCTGAGCTTGGCCAGCTCGGCGTCCAGGTCCGACTCGCTGATGTCGTCGCCGGTCTCGGCGGACTGGCCCAGGTTGCGGACCCCGCCGACGCCACTGGCCTCGGCGATCTCGGCGGCACTCTCCTCGGCGAGGGTGCGCAGCGCATCCTCGTCCACGGTGCCGTCCTCGGTGGTGGGGAACGACTCGGCGAGCCGCTCGATGGTCTTGGGCGCGGTGACGCCAGCGGTGCTGAACGCCTCCCCGACGATGCGGGCTGCGCTGGCCTTGTTGGCGGTGGCAAGAGCCGTGGTGGCCCGCTTCTCCGCCTCCTCGGCACGCTGAAGGGCTGCGTCGCGCTCGGTTTCGAGAACGGGCACCCGGCCGGCGTCCGTCTCAAGGGCACGGAGTCGTGCTTCCTCGATCTGGGGCATGACTGCCTCCTGGGTTGGGGTGGACTGCCCAGCCGGGGCGACCGGGACATATGTGGTGACGATCTTGACCTCTTCGCGCTCGCCCGTCAGGGCGGAAGGCAGGCCGTCGGCAGTGCTGGTGTAGTTCTGGCGGAACAGGCCCCCACCGGTCTCGCCCTCCAGCTCGAAGTACACCAGGCCGGCGTCCGGGTCGTAGTCCCGGGTCCAGGCGTAGCGGTCTTCGGTGCGGTAGGTGTCGCGCACGAGCTGATTCAGGCTGTCGCGCACGTCGTTGGACATCGCCTCGGATGCGAGCGCGGACTCCAGTACGTTCAGCACCTGGCCACCACGACCCGCCTTGGTCACGAAGTCGACGCTGCCGCCTTCCGTCAGGCGAGTGATGATGGTGCCCTTGCGGCCCTCGGCTTCGCCCTCGGTGACCTCGGCACTGCCACGGATGCTGACCCCGATGTGCGGGGCCATCTCCGCCAGCGGCTTGCGCCAGTGGCTGAACACCAGTACCTCCGCCTGAAGGCGATTCTGGTCGGGGGACCAGTAGGCGTCCTCGGCGAGCACGGCTGCCAGGCCGTTGAGGTCCCGCTCCGGACGATCCTGAGCTTCCTGCGCGCTGGGGTGGTTGACGTACATGTGGGTTCCGGCGGGGAAGATGCGCTCCTTGCCGGCCGCCTCCACCACGTCGTTGGAGTAGTAGCCGCTGGAGCCCCACCCAGGTGTCATAACCTGAACGAGAAGGCGGCCCTGTTCGCTACCGTCAGCGGGGGTTGCGGCCTCCGCGAAAGTACACGATTCGGCGATCTTAGTCGGCATCACACGCTCCTCTCAGAGCAAAGGGTACCTGTAAAACTCATCCGGGAAGCTCCTTCAGTGCTGTAGGCGCGTAACTGTCCCTCCAGTCGGGGGTCTGGCGCCTGGCGGACAGGTCTTCCCACCCGATGTCGCCGACGGACAGTAGTTCGGCCCGTGTCTGCCCCATGACGGCCAGCTTGTCGGAATCGGGTAGGGAGTCGTACCAGTCGCGAGCGTCAGGGAACGTGTCCGGCGGCTCGGTCACGTTCGTGTACCCCAGATCCTTCCAGGACACGGTGACAGGGACGCCGGTGCATCTACCCTGCGGGTGGTCCAGCGGACCAGGCTCGTCCGGGCCGTACTCCGTGCCGTTCTTGGCGAGGCAGCTCGGACAAGTACGGGCGTCCAGCGTGGCAAGCCATTTCCAGCCCTGAACCGTGTCCGGGTTCGCCACACGGAACTGACGGGCCGCCTCCCGGTGGGCGTCCAGCATCTCCGTGCGGGCGATGTTCATGGCGCGGGCCAGCCCACCGTTGAAACGGCCCTCCACCCTGGAGAGCATCCGGGCTGCCGCACGGTTCGGGTTGTCCCCCACAGCCACGCCCCGGATGAGCTCCTGCTGTATCACGGCGATGGCCTCATCCGTCAGCGGTATGGTCAGGTTGGCTATCCGCTCGGTGGTCCTCAGAGCGATCTGCTGGATCTGTGCGGGGTCCACGCGCATCAGGTTCACGCCGGCCACGGCTTGCGGGCCGGCCTCCGTGGGCATCTGACTACCGACCATCCGTGCCTCGTAACCCTGCACGTCGTCCACCAGGGCCCGGACCTGTTGCGTAGCCGTGCGTGTGACCTCGACGCCAAGGTCGTCCATCACCTTGGCTGTCACGGTCAGAGCCTGAGCAGCCTGTTCCATCCGTGCGATACGCCAATGGCTGATCTGCTCCCCGGCAGCCACCCGACGCTGAATGTCATCGATCACCAGGCGCCACTCCGCCACGACGCTGTCCCAGCCCGTGGCCCATGCAGCGGCCAGCACGTCGGTCACGCCGTTCACCCGGACGTCAACCGCACGTCGGCTTGCAGCGGCCAGACGCAAGGTCTCCGAGTTCGTGGTCACCTGGTCACCTCCTCGAACACATGCCACACCAGCGGTCCGGCCTGGCCGGTGCCCAGGTAGTCGCCTGCCTCCGGCCCGATAACATGACCGGTCCCGTACACACGTACCTTCCTAGTCGGTGTGACAGGCGCGCCGTGCTCCTCGGTCCAGACGTGAACCATCGTGGGGTCGTCCAGACGACACGCCACGTGCAGTACCTTGCCGGCACCTACTCGGTGCCAGGCGTCGTCCACCGGAACCACCCAGCGCAGGACTCTCCTCATCCCAGTGCCTCCTGCTGTGCAGCAGCCACGCGCTGGTCCAGACTCTGGCCACTGCGGGCAGCGGCCACAGCGGCGTTACCCACGGCAGTGGCCACCGACTCGTATGGGTCCAGCCATTCCCCGTTCGCGTCCGTGACGGAGGTGAGGATGTCGTCCACGTCGGGCACGTCCAGCGCGTCCAGCAGCAGCTTGATGATGGTCAGCGGGGGCAGCTTGCCCGTGGCGTCCGCCTCGACGATGGACTTCACCAGAGCCGCCACGTCCTGGTCCTCCAGAGAGGGCCACGTCACCTCCAGCCCCAGCTCGTCTCCGCCGGCCAGCACGATGATCTCCTGCTTGGACCACGGGTCACGGGTTATGGTGCCTTGCAGCTCTCCGCGCGGTGCCCGGATGGACTGCCGCACAGCGAACTCCGCCAGTGCCAGAAACGTCTCCGTCCAGACGGCACGACGGCCGTTCATCTCGTTGATGGTCGGGCGGTCCAGCGTCTCGGCCACGGCGCGAGCCCCGGTCTGGCCGGGGTCGCCGAGCAGCATGGTCACGGGCACGCCCAGTGCGCTGGCCACCATGGAGGCGAGAGGCTTGCCGGACTCGCTGTCCACCGTGGCGCCCGTCTTCGGGATGGCCTCCATGACGGTCGAGGTGTCCATGACGGCAGTGGAGCCGGCCGGTGCAGTCGCTGTCGCGGCTGCGATCTTCTGACGGAGGGCGTCGGCCTTGCTCGGGTTCGAGCTGCTGACCTTGAACGCGAACTGGCTCAGCGCCTTGACCAGCTTGGCCCAGTCGCCCAGAAAGTCCCGGTAGAGCCGGGCCCATGGCAGGGCGGCGTAGGCGTCCCCGATGCCGAACTTCCATCCGTCCAGCGCGTTGACCTTGATCAGGTGCAGCGGGGCATCCCAGTCCACCGCTACGTCGTTGATCTGGCGAGGGCGCTGCATCGGCCGGAACGTGAGCGCCGGGTGGTACATACGGCGCTCGTGCGTAACGGTCTGCCCGTCAGCGCTCAGGTCCGTCTCGGTCCACTCGCGCAGGTAGAACCACGGGTCGTCCTTGTCGTTGGGGTTCGAGATCACGTCCTTGATCTCGCCGAACGCCACCGTGCGGACCTGGACCTTGCCGGTCAGCGGGCTGCTGAACGCCACGATGGCCAGGTTGCCGTCGGTGCCCAGAGCACGCTCGTTCTCCTCGCATGCCTGGGGGCCGAACACCGACCGTCGGTTGCCGGCGTCGTCCAGTAGTGCCTGCACCACGGCGTTGACGTCCTCGTCTCGGCTGCGGACCTCGTACCCACCACCGAACACGTACCCCTGCCGGATGCCCAGCCCCCGCTTGATCAGAGGGTTGGCCACGGCCATCACACGGCACAGCCGGGCAGACTTCTGGAGCCCCTCGCGGCTGAACTCCTGTTCACCCCACTGGTCCAGCTTGGACCAGCCCTTGTCCTCCAGGGCGAGCTCCAGGTCGACCAGGGCCTCCTGAAGGTGGGAGATGTTGGCCGTGGCGGCTGTGAGGTCCGCGCGTGCCTCCCGCAGTTCGCTACGGACGCTCATTGTCTGTCCTCCTGATACGGGGGCATGGTCAGTACCCGCCAAGGATAGCGTGCGGGTCGTCTTCGCCTACCCAATCGTCCTGGTCACGTATGGCCTGGTCCTGATCCAAGAGAGGGTGCAGCAGCAGCCTGTCGGTAGCCTGGCTCAGAGCGTCCACGGTGTCGTCATGAGCGCCGGCAGGGAACGCCTCCAGCTCCACCACGAGCTCCTCCACGTTGGGCAGGAGCTCGGCGGTGGGGAGCCAGATATTCCGGGCGTGAGCGAACGGGCTGACCGCTGCCGCTCGTGCGAACTTGGAACCGACAGGCTCCACTGGGATAACCCCAGAGATCTGCTTCTGCAAGCTGTTGATGATGGCCGGACCGTTGGCCTTGTCCTCCACCAGCTTGCCCACGGCCTGAGGCCACTTGGCGCTCAGGGCGAGCATGGCCTCGCACGACCGGTTGAAGTTCCACCTGCCGCGCACCATGTCCAGCAGGTAGGCGTTAGGGCCTTGACGCATCCACACCTGACCCACCACGTAGTCACTGGTCTTGTTGTCCTTGAACGTGAAGTCCCAGCTCTGCACGATCTCGTGTTCCCACCCGGGTACGAAACACCGGCCGTCCTCGTTCGTGATGTGCAGCGCGCTGGTGTACCGGGGCCACTCCTCCGGCCACAGGTCCCCGCTGCCAGGCGTCGGCCTGCCCTGGTACAGGCTGGCCCAGGTGCGCGGGCCGGCTGCCTTCTTGCGCGCCTGCCACTGAGCCGTGGTGCGCTTGCGAGCACTGTCCATGAACTCGCCAGGCTCACGGCCGAGCGGGTCCTCCTCGCCCTTCTCGGGTCGGTGGTCCGCCTCGGCAGGGATGTTCAGGTACGTCCACCGGTTCGGGGCCAGGCCGCGCTCGGGGTCGTAGTCCTCGTACCCGTCGTCCTCACCCATGAGACGGCCGGCCAGGTCGTCGTGATGCCATCGCGTCAGGATGATGACGGTGGGTGCGCCGGGGGCCAGGCGCGAGACGACCGTGTCCGTCCACCAGTCCCACACGTTCTCACGGTAGGTCTCGCTGTCGGCCTCCTTGCGGTTCTTGATCGGGTCGTCGATCACCATCAGGTCCGCCGGCCGTCCGGTCAGGCCGCTGCCCACACCGACGGACAGCACGCCACCCTCGTACCCGGACAGTGTCCAGTCGCCGACGGCGCCGTTGTCGTCGGCGATGGTGATGCCCAGCTTGTGGTCCTTGATTCGCCGGCGGATGGACCGGCCGTTACGGAGAGCCAGGCTGGACCCGTAGCTGGCAGCCACCACTCGGCTGTCCGGCCGCTGGGTGAGCCACCACGTGGGGAAGTCGGCCGCCACGCGCACCGACTTCCCCTCCTGCGGAGCCATCGAGATGATCAGCCGGGCGTCGGGCGTCTTGTATGCCTGCACCAGCGCGCGGTCGATGAGGTCCAGAGCGGTCGTCTGCACGGTGCGAGGGTTGATCTCCTGTGCCAGAGCTCCGGGCGTATCCCACCGTACGGTCCTCTGCCTGGACACTTGCTCTCCGTAGGACAGCCTCCAGTCAAGCGGAAGCAGGTTACGGGCGTTGGTAACGGGGTCTGGTAACGCCTTCGCGTCCGCCCACATGTCCGCCCACACGTCGGTCGTCACGCTGGGATTCCCTCAGAGAGCTGGCGGAGAACCTGGGGCACGCGCTCATCGGCAAGGCGCTGCTGTGCCGGCGTCAGCTCCAGGTCGCGCAGGAGGCCGGCCCATAGGCTGGCCACGCCCGTTACCTGCATCTGTGCCATGCGCACTGTCACCTCCGCGATGCCCGCCTTGATGGCCGCACTGCTCGCGCGCACCAGATGCTCGCGCTCCCCCTTGTACATCAGGTACCAGATGTGTACGCCGGGCCCCTTGACCTCCTGCGTGTCCTGACCTGGGTACTGAGCAGCCTGCACCCACGTCTCCGTCTCGGACTGGGTGCCCCAGATCAGCGGGAAGTGCTCGTTATCCGGGTCCAGATCCGTCAGGTTGACGATTCGGTGTCGCAGCCACTCCACGTGACCTGCCGTGCGCCGGACCTCCTGCAACAGGGCCTCGGTGGGGGTCAGACCTTCGATCGGGGCTCCAAGGATCTCCATCACACGCCGCGCCTCCCGCTCCGTCTTGGTCCGTGCCGCCAGTGCCTTCGACCTCGGGGCGTCTCCGCCGTGCCGGTGGCAGACGTCCAGCCCGTGGACCCGCAGCGAACCGCACGGCGTGCCGTCGCGCTTGTGGGCATTGCAGCTCGGTACGCCTCCGGCCCGGACATGCGGCCTGCCGCACTTGGCGCACTGCAAAACGGTCTGTGGACTGCTCATGTTCCGGTTCCTTTCCCAGCGGGGCACTACGTGCCCAGGATACTCGGCCCCCCGAACCGCCAGAACCAAGCCGCGTTACCCGTTACCGCCGTGCCTTGGATCTCCGGGTACCCTATCCAGTTTAGAGGATTTGGGCTCCCACCTGGGCAAACGTCAGAAGACAACCTCGGGATCAGGGCCCTGATCCCCGTTACCACAGTCTTACGGGCACTGGTAACGCTGTTGGTAACGTAACCGTCTGTATCAGTTACGCACGTATATAGGTACGGTGACGGTTGATGTCAGGGGGCCTCTGACTCCCTCAGGGGGTCTCTGATCCTGAAGAGAGGGGTCTCTGATCCACTCTCTTGATGTCAGGGGGTCTCTGATACGTATGAACAGACTCCTAAATCCTTATGTCAACTACCTCTTTGAGCCTGTAGTTTCTAATGCGTGCCCTGCGTTATTACCCACCAGAGATAGCACGTAAGTCCTGCTGGTCCCACGGCCGGGTCAGGCCCGTTACTGCCACCGTGCCCAAACGTAACCATCCCGTGCGCACACCGCGTAACCGAGCTCCCGTGAGGTAGGCTGTAGAACTATGAGCAGAGTATTTATCCTCAAGGGTGGTCCACGAGACGGCGACCAGAAGGTCCACACGGCCAGGGGACCGGTCCCTCGGTACCTGGACAAGACGCTGGCCACCGTGGTCCAGCTATCTCGCCGGCACCAGTCCGGCGCGTACCGCCGTGAGTCCTACGACCGGGAGAGCGGCACGGTGGTGTTCCGGTGGTGTACCGGTCGCGCGCTGCTGATAGACCCGGGCCCCCTCAACGCGGTACGGAACCAACGAGCGCTGGACATGGCGCTGAAGTTCTCCGGAGGCGACACGGACGCGACCATCACGGTTCACTCCCCCCCGGGGCTGTGGCTGGAGATCGACCGGGAGGTCTCCTGCTACGTGGCCATCCGTGGAGACTCCTGCGTGCGTGTGCGCGGCGCGGCGCGCGTCAGCGCGTTCGACCGCGCCCAGGTACACGCCTACGGACAGGCAAGGGTGTCGGCCAACGACAACGCGTACGTTCGTCTGCACGACGACGCCACGGCCCGGAGGCACGACGACGCGCAGGTCAGGACTAAGGGTCGGCACCAGAAGCTTCTCGACGAGCTGATCTAGCTATCCATCTCCGTAGTAGAGCCACCTGATACGCCCGGTACGGGTAGGGTGACCCACATGAACCGATCCGCGTACATAGCTCTGGCACTGGGCACGCTCGCCGTGTTCATGGCCTGGTACCCGCTGGTCAACCTGGTGGTGCTGGTGCTGGCACCGGCCACCTGGTGGCTGGCCCGCCGGAGCGGGCCCGGCGTGGCCGCTGAGGCTGCCGAGGTGCTGGCATGGGTGTCGGCGGGTCTGTTCGCAGCAACGAACCTGTTCGCCCTCATCACCTACTGAGAGGTAATCCCGTGACCGAGCACAACGAACACGTGACCAGGCTGCTCGCCGAGATCCCGACCCGAACCCCCGAGCAGTGGGACGCCGCATGGTCCGCCGCACGGTCCGCCGCACGGTCCGCCGCATGGTCCGCCGCATGGTCCGCCGCACGGTCCGCCGCACGGTCCGCCGCATGGTCCGCCGCATGGTCCGCCGCATGGTCCGCCGCAGGGGACGCCGCATGGGACGCCGCACGGTCCGCCGCAGGGGACGCCGCCGTAGCTCTTGTCGTTTTCGACCTGGTCGGCACCGGCGACTGGACGGCCGAGAAGTACGAGACCCTCGTAGCGCCGGCGCGAGCAGCCGGCTTCACCATTCCGACCCCTACTGAGAGAGGTACCCCCGTGACCAACAACGACGAGAAGCTCTACACACCGGCGGAAGTGGGCAGGCTGTTCCGCGTGGACCCCAAGACCGTGACCCGCTGGGCCACCGCCGGCAAGCTCCACCCCATCCGCACGCTGGGCGGGCACCGCCGCTACAGGGCCGCCGAGGTCGACGCGCTGCGAGAGGGGCAGGCCCGATGAGGACCATCACCATGTCCGTCCCGGACGACCTGACCCCCGAGCGCGTGCGGCAGCTCGGCGAGATGACTGCCAAGCACGTCGGTCCCCAGGCCGCTGGCTTGCTCGCCAACCTGGCCAACGTCATGGCCACCGAGCCGGGGGAAGACCCCCACGTCCTGCGCGTGACCGTGGGTTACGTGTGGGGGGAGATCGGTCCCCCCACGCTGTCGGACATCGCGTCCAAAGCGGAGGCGGACGGCCGGTTCGTTACGGCGGATGTTCTGAGGTCCGTGATCGCCGCGATGGAGGAGCAGCGGCCGGAGCCCATCGAGCCGGGCGTGTACGTAGTCCACTGGGTGAAGGGACTGGACGCGTTCAAGAAGTACACCCGCTGGACCGGCTCTCAGTGGGTGAACGCCGTGGGGGATCCACAGCCACACGTCCCCACCCAGCGGTCCGCCATCAAGGAGCTGGTACGACTGGAGGAGAGCTACGATGACTGAGATCACGATCACCGTGCCGGACGACTGGAGGGCCGACCTCCTCAGGGACAACGCGGCCTCCCTGGTCCCCGCCGGGTACGACATTTCGGCACGGCTGGTCCGCCTGGTGGCCGACGCCCTGGAGGCCCAGGAGCCCCTCAAGCTGGGCGTGTACCTGGCCCTGCTGCCCGCCAACGGAAGCACGCCGGAGTTCGCCTACTGGGACGGAAACAACTGGTACGACGGCGCGGGCGCCGTGTTCCCCCACTGGTCCAAGACACGCGCCGGCTTCAGCGTGCTGGAGTTCATCGGAGAGAAGAAGACCTCATGAGCTACGACGACCTGGTCGACCGCATGTACTGCCGCGCGCTGGTGGCAGCGCTGTTCGTGCTCACGCTCGGCGCACTGGGCGTGATCGGGGCTCCGGAGGCTCAGGCATCCACGGGCTGCGTGTGGACCATGGCTGACGTGGACAACCGTTCCGCCGGCTCCAAGGAGTGTACTTCTTGGTCCGGCGTCAAGCGCATCGCGGACAACGGGGACTCGTGGTCGGCGTGCGCGTCTACCGGATCTCGTGTGGTGCTGCGCGGCCCGTGGGCCAACTATTGCGGTACGACTCAGTACGCCTACACCACCACCGAGCCGGCGGTCACCGGAGGGGCCCTGGGCACCAAGTCGCGGGCCATCGCGGACAGCATGCGTGCCCTGGGCGCCAAGCACGGCGTGACGGTCCAGCTCGCCCGAGTGGACAACCTCGACAGGCTCGGCTGCCCCTCGGGGGCGAGCTGGTGGCTGGCCAGTACGTACACCGGCTCCGGTGGGTACAGCACGCCGGGAGAGGGTCTCATCCGCGTCGGTGTGACCTCGAACCCGGGCTCTTGCCTCAAGTACTGGAATCAGGGCTGGAACGCCGTCCGCCACGAGCTGGCCCATGCCCTCATCGAGCGCACGTGCGGCACCACGGCACCGCCCATCATGCAGGGTCGTGTGGAGCCTGTGACGGGGGCGTACAGCGCCTTGTTCCTGGGCAACACCGACGACACCGAGTCCGGCGCGGACAAGTGGCGTGCTCGCAAGATCTACGAGGGGCGGTGTTCCTGATGGCAAAGGTGTACCCGGACGAGCTGGAAGCTGCCTCCAACGCTGTGTTCCTGGATATGGAAGGGGGCCAGTTGGACTCCCGAAGGCTGGCCCGCGCGGCTCTCGAAGCTGCCATGCCCCGCGTCGAGCGACGCGTGCTCAGGTTCGCCAGGTACGAGCTGCTGCGCACCAAGATGGGCGACAACTCGCAGGACGCGTGGACCAGCGGTATGCGCAAGGCAGTCCGCGTGTTGCAGGACCAGATCGACAGGGTGGTCTCCTGATGGTACAAGCACACGAGCACCGATGGATCCTAGGTGACTGGTGCGAGATCAAGGGCTGTACCGCCACCCGGCGCCGAGACCACCTGGTGGCTGCCGAATACCTGGTCGAGGTGCTCCGCACGCCGGGCACCGACGTCCGCCTGGTCGACGGCTGGCTCTGCGACGTCAACGTGCCGCTGGTCTCGCTGGACCAGGTGGCCGAGGATCTTAACGAGCTGGCAGCGTTCGGACGAGTGACCAGCACCACACGGGACGCCGCCACCATCCGACGGGCCATCGAGGTACTGAGGGGGAGGACATGACCACACAGACCCTACGCGAGTCCGCCATCGAGGCGTACCTGGACAAGCGGGTACGCCAGGTCGGCGGGCTCACGTTCAAGATCGCGCCGACCATCAAGGGTCTTCCCGACCGCTGCGTGCTGGCGCCTCACGGGGGCATCTACCTGGTGGAGCTGAAGACCTCGGCAGGGGTCCTGTCCCCCGCTCAGATCCAGTGGCACCTGCGGGCCCGGGGCGTCGGCCACGTCATCCATGTTCTGCGGTCCAGGGAACAGGTGGAGTCGTTCGTCCGGTGGATCGTGTGGTCAGCTACGTCGGAAGCCCGCAAGAAGCCGAAGCCCACCCCTGCGGAAGACGAGGATCTGATCTGATGAGCGTCATGACCCCACTGCCCAAGACCGCCGGTGAGTTCAACCGGCGCTTCCCTGTCGGCACTCCGGTCTACTACTGGCCGGGCGCGACGGACGGCGAATACCACGAGTCCGCGACCCGTACACCCGCATGGGAGATGCCCTCCGGGAGCGCGGTCGTGTCCATCGAGGGCTATCCCGGCGGCATCGCACTTACCCACATATCGGTTCGCGAGGTGGACCTGTGAGCCGGTTCAGTGGCCCACAGGGCAAGGGCACCATGCGCCAGTACCGGGAGATCAAGCGTGCCAAAGCCGAGGAGCGTCAGGCCAACGAACGCGCCCGAGAGGCTAACCGGCGCAACTTCCAGTTCCGGGATGACGTGGACCGCGTGATGCGCAACCTCCAGGTAACCCGGAGCGCGGCCCAGCGCATCGTCCGAGAGACGCAGAGGAGAGAAGCATGACCACCCACACCTGCCGCTACTGCGGCACCGCAGGCGACCTCCAGGAGTCCACCAGCGCGCCGGGTGTGTATGCCTGCCAGACGTGCGTCAACGTGCCCACCAAGCACTGCCACGGGTGCGGCAAGCACGTCACTCAGGTGGAGGTGGTCGTGGTCAGGTTCACGGGCCAGAGAGCCGAGCGGTGTACGCACTGCACGCACGCGCAGAAGGTGAATGGTCTGTGAGCGAGTTCTGCCTGGACTACTTCGCCGGTGGTGGAGGTATGTCCACCGCCATGGCCCAGCTCGGACTCTCGCACATCAGCGTGGAGTCCGAGCCGGTCATGATCCAGACCTTGCGAGCCAACGGTCATCCCACCTGGCACGCCGACGTCACCAGCTCCCGGGTACGAGACCACCCGTGGCCGGCCATCTACCTGTTCCACGCCAGTCCGCCTTGCCAGTCGTTCAGCGTGTCCGGTAGGGGGGAGGGTCGTGCCCACCTGGACTCCATGGCACAGGCTCTGAGAAAGGTAGCCGACGGAGCCTTGCCAGAAGACGCCCTGGCGTCGGTGGCAGACGACGCACTGGACAAGCGAACAGAACTCAGCCTGGAGCCGATGTTGGTTATCCAGCGGCATCGGCCCCGCTTCATCACGCTGGAGCAAGTCCCGCCAGTACTACCTCTGTGGGAGGCGTACGCGGAGATCCTGCGCGGCTGGGGCTACAGCGCGTGGACGGGGATGCTGCACAGCGAGCAGTTCGGCGTCCCGCAGACTCGCAAGCGCGCGGTCCTGATGGCCAGCCGCGAGCGCCAGGTCTCCCCGCCGGCGCCGACGCACAGCCGATTCCACAGCCGCTCGCCGGAGAGGCTTGACGACGGCCTTTTGCCGTGGGTCTCGATGGCTCGGGCCCTGGACTGGGGCATGACCGCACGACCGGCCATGACAGTCACTGGCGGGGGCTCGGCTACTGGTGGTGCCGAGCCTTTCGGGAACGCGGCACGTCAGACCATCCGGCGCGAGGAGGAGGAGGGCCGGTGGGTGCAGAGGTCAAACTACTCAGCGTCAGGGAAACCCGGGCAGACGGCCGAAGAGCGCGGCCGGACGGAGCGTGAGCTGGGACACCCGAGCGTCGTCATTACCAGCAAAGGCTTCCGCTGGAAAGCCAAGAACGACGCCGTGCGCGTCACTGTCGAGGAGGCGGCTACCCTACAGACCTTCCCGGAGGGGTACGAGTTCTGTGGCAACAAGGGAGAACAGTTCCAGCAGGTGGGCAATGCTTACCCTCCAGTGATGGCACTGGCCATCCTGACAGCACTGACCTGCTCGGCTGCACCACAGCGGTAGGATTACCCAGCTTGACCTAGCAAAGGAACCGTGACCCCCGTGAACCATTCTGCTCCCCCGCTGCACGACTACCAGCGCCTTGGCGTGCGGTACCTGCACAACCACGACCGTTGTGCTCTGTTCCTGGACATGGGACTCGGCAAGACGGCCACCGTGCTCACGGCACTGGAGCCGCGCCACCTGCCGGTCCTGGTGGTGGCCCCCAAGCGGGTAGCTCAGCACGTGTGGCCGGAGGAGGCTCGTCTCTGGCGCCGGGACCTACGTCTGGTACACGCCGTGGGGACGCCGGCTCAGCGGGCGCGCATCCTCCAGTCGGATGCCGACATCATCGTCATCGGGCGTGACAACCTCCGTGACGCCATCTCGCACGCCAAGCGGTTCAAGACGTTCATCATGGACGAGATGTCCAGCTTCAAGAACCGCCAGGCCGCGCGCTGGGCAGCAGCCCACAAGATCGCGCAGAAGGTCCCGCACGTGTGGGGGCTCACCGGTACGCCGGCACCCAACGGACTGCTGGACCTGTGGGCCCAGATCCGCCTGCTGGACGGCGGAGAGCGGCTGGGCAAGTACATCACGCACTACCGGGGACGGTACTTCGTGGCCGGGCGCCAGCTTTCCAACGGCGTCGTGACCGAATGGAACCTCCGCGACGGAGCGGACGCCAAGATTCACGCCCTGCTGGAGGACATCACCCTGGCCATGAAGTCCAACGGACGGGTGGACGTGGCGGAGCCTGTGTTCAACCGCGTGCGGGTGGACCTGCCTCCCAAGGCGCGTACCGAGTACAAGCGCATGAAGGACGACCTGGTCAACGACCTCACGCTGATCGGCGGCGAGATCCACACGGCTGCGAACGCGGCGGTCGTGACCAGCAAGCTCTCCCAGATGACGGCTGGCGCCATCCTGCACGACGACGCCGACCTCCGTGGTGGCACCTACGACGTGGTGCATCACGAGAAGGTACGAGCCGTGCGGGAGATCGTGGACGGTAACGCCGGCCAGCCCGTGGTGGTGTTCTACTGGTTCAAGGCTGAGCTGGAGCTGCTGAAGGCGGAGTTTGGCCCGGACCTGCACACGCTGGACGAGGAAGATGTGGTCATGGCCTGGAACGCGGGCAAGGTTCCGGTCTTGGCTCTCCACCCGCTCAGCGCCGGCCACGGACTCAACCTCCAGCACGGCGGTCATATCGCGGTGTGGACCACCTTGCCCATGATGAACCTGGAGGCGTGGCAGCAGGCCAACAAGAGGCTCGCCCGCCAGGGCCAGAAGCATCAGGTGGTGGTCCACGTCCTGGAGGTGCCACGCACCGTGGATGTGGTGCAGTGGGACCGGCTGGTGCTGAAGAAGTCTGTGCAGGACGCCCTGACCGCTCACCTGGAAAGCCCGATCTGACATGACCAAGAACCGCACGGAGGAGCTAGCCGCTGCTCTTCAGATGTCAGCCCAAACGCCCTGGTGCCGCACCTGCGACCGCCAACACCCGTGGAACATGCCTGCGAACACGTTCCGTTGTGAGGACTGTGGCTTCGGTGGGTGGGATCCCCTGCTGACGGCCCACCACATCCGGATCTACCCGAGCCACACCGTGTCCATCACATTCCACCTGATGCACCCGGCATGAGCGGCACCAGAGGGACCACCAACGGCAACGCCAGGGGCTCCGTGTACAACCGGCGCCAGCGGCGCGCGTGGCTGGTGCTGACGTACGCCAGTGACGTCCCTGGGTTCGTGCGCTGCTACCGGTGCGGGTGTCTGCTGTTCAACCCGGACAAGGCCATACCCCGTGAGGTGCTGGACAGGGCGGGAGCCGTGCGGCTGACTGTCGACCGCATCGTCCCGGGCTGCCAGGGAGGCACGTACCGCCGAGAGAACATCCGGCCGGCGTGCGGCCCGTGCAACAGCGAGACCGGAGGAGGTGTGAGATCTAGATGAGGTCCAAGTTCAATATCGTTACGGCGCCGCGACGGGACAGCCGTCACTGGAAAAATGGCACCATCTCGTGGGACGAGATCCTGGGGTGGATGGTTGCCCCACGTACCAAGAAGGACTCCGGCAGCTATGTGCTCGGTCTGCTGGACAAGACCGAGGCCAAGCACTCCGGCAACGACAAGCCGTGCATAGGCGTCCACCGGCGCAAGCAGGCCGTGGTCAGCCGGAGCATGCTGGCGCTGGACGTGGACTCCCCCGCTGACGACTTCCTCCTCAGCCTGGCCATGCTGGGCGTGCGCCTGGTGTGGCATACCACGCACTCCAGCCGTCCGGACAAGCCCAGGTACCGCGTCCTGATCCCGCTGGACAGGGACGTGGACCCCGGCGAGTACCAGCTCGCCGTCATGGCCGTCATGGACCGGGTGGGGGAGGAGAGCTTCGACCAGGGGTCCACACAGCCGGAGCGGTACATGTTCCGCCCGGCCGCCGAACATCCGGATTGGTTCTCGTGGGGAGAGATCCAAGGGCCCGTGGCCGAGGCGGACGGGCTCGTCTCCGCCGCGCCGGACCTGAGCACGCTGCCCGTGCCGGCGGTGCCCAAGGCGAAGCAGAGCCCCTTCGACATGCCGGGCGTGCTGGGTGCGTTCAATCGCGCCTACACCGACCTGGACGACCTGTCCAAGGAGTACGACCTGCCGTACGTGTCTGTCGGCAGCGACCGGTGGGCCCTGGCGGGCACCGACAGCGCGGCGGGCATGGGCGCTGTGACGGATGGCCTGTGGTTCAGCCACCACGCCAACGACCCCGCCGGCGGACGAGCAGCGACAGCGTTCGATCTGGTGCGGACGCACCGGTACGGGCACTTGGACGACGAGGCCAAGCCGGGCACACCCATCAACCGGATGCCCAGCCACCTGGAGATGCTGAAGTGCGCCCAGTCTGACGTCCGTGTGGTAATGGAGGTGGTGGGGCAAGACTTCGGTCCGGCAGCGAGTCAGGAGCTGGCAGCCAACGATGACGACGACGATCCCCAGCCGGCACCGCCCGTGGACTGGCGGTCCGGCTTGCAGATCAGCAGCAGTGGTCAGATCCGGGACACCATTGGCAACTGGGACCTCATCTCCCACCACGACTCGGTGCTCCAGTCGCTGCGGTACAACGTGTTCACGCTGGGCATGGAGTCCGACAGTGACCTGCCGTGGCGTGCGACCGACGTACACGCCGGCGGCCCTCTGTTCTCAGAGAACGACAGGCTGGCGCTGGCGGACTACATCGAGCGCACATACACCATCAGGCCGATGCGTGGCCGGATCGATAGCCTGGTCGCCGCTCAGGGAGCTGCCCGCCGGCACGACCCGGTGAAGAGCTACCTGGAGAACCTCCCGGAGTGGGACGGCCGGTCCCGCCTGGAGGAGTGCCTGCCCGGTGTGCGACCCACGGAGTACACACGGCTGGTGGCCCGCAAGTCCATGGTGGCTGCTGTCGCGCGGGTCATGGACCCCGGCGTCAAGTGGGACCACAGCCTGGTCCTGTACGGCGACGAAGGGCTCGGCAAGTCGTACTGGATCGACAAGATGGCGCAGGGCTTCACGGCTACTCTCGGAAGGGTAGACCAGAAGGACACGCTGATCGTGATGCACCGGTCGTGGATCGTGGTGGCCGACGAGGGCCACTCCATGAAGAAGGCCGACGCCGATCAGCTCAAGGAGTTCCTGACACGCCGGCATGATGTGTTCCGCATGCCGTACGACCGCCAGGCCAACGAGTACCCCCGCCGCAACGTGATCTGGTCCACCACCAACGACGAGATCTTCCTGCGCAGACAGCAGGGCAATCGGCGATTCCTGATCGTCCACTGCCAGGACAAGGTCGACTTCTCTCTGCTCACGGACGAGTACATCGACCAGGTGTGGGCCGAAGCCGTGGCCGCTTACCGTGGCGGCGAGCTGCTGTTCCTGGAGGGGGAGCAAGCTGCTCTCGCGGCCAGCGAACGGGAGCGCTTCACGGAGGAGGACCACACGTCGGGCATCGCGCAGGAGTTCCTGGACATGCTGGTCCCCGCCGACTGGGACGACCTGGGGCCCTATGGACGTCAGGACTGGTACCGCGACCATCAGCAGGGCATGGCGCAAGGCGTCGTGCAGCAGGAGCGCACCTGCGCGCTACAGATCTGGACGGAAGCCCTGGGCAACGACAAGGGCCGCGCCGGCAAGGCGGACCTACGCCAGATCCACGAGACGTTGAAGGAGCTACCCGGCTGGCGCAAGCTGCCAGGCCGGCACCGGGTGCCCGGGTACGGCCCACAGCAGACGTACGAGCGGTTCGACTACAAGGCAGAACTGGAGGAGCTGATATGACCACGAACAAATCCATGGACGAACTGGCCAAGCAGGTGTACGGCAACATTCGGCCGAACACGCCGGAGGAGATCGACAAGGTACGCACCCTCACGGCGGACCACACCGACATTCAGCGGGCGCTGGGGTTCCTCCCGTGAGCCCGCTGGAGGTGCTGTGGCAGGAGCACTCCCGTGCCGACTGTGCGCGCCGTCAGGTGGGCGCCGTGGTGCTGTGGGCAGGCCGCGTGGTGGGGCAGGGGCGCAACGCCATGCGGGACGGGGAGTCCTGCACAGGGGGCGACTGCCCCCGTGGCAAGCTGACCTACGAGCAGCAGCCGGCGGGCGAGGGGTACTACACCACGGGCCAATGCTGGGCCATCCACGCGGAGGTGGCCGCGCTGCGCCAGGCCGGCGGCAGGGCGCTGGGTGCAGTGATGATGGTCACCGCCCAGCCGTGCCCAGGCTGCCTGCGCGACATCGAGGAAGCCGGGATCGCCGAGGTGCGCGTGGTGGACTATCCATCTGCACAGTACGCCACGGTGTACCCGTAGGCAGCGGTACCGTAGTACCGCTGCATCAGGCAATACGTCAACCGACACCACGAGAAAGAGACAACCATGCAGATCACGATCGACACCTCCAAGCCTCTCCGGGACGACGAGAAGGCACTCCTCCGGGCGCTTCTCGGCGAGACCCCCACCACGGTCTCCGTCCAGGAGCCCGCCGTGACCAAGCCGACCGCCAAGAAGGCGAAGCCGGAGCCGGAGCCGGAGCCGGAGCCGGAGCCGGAGCCGGAAGACCTGGTCGGCGACGGTGCCCCCACCATGGAGAACGCCGTCGCCAAGGCGACAAAGCTCGTCGGCGAGGGCAAGGCACAGGCCGTGAAGGCTGCGCTGGGCGTCGTCGGCGCCAAGCGGGTCACGGACGTTCCGCCGGCCAAGCTGGCAGAGTTCATCGAGGCGCTGGACGCCTGAGAGCCGCTGGTGGCGGTCGGTGACCTGTGCCCCTACCGCCACCAGCTCACCCATCTCAAGGAGAGACACCGTGGACGACCCCATCATCAGGGAAGCAAAGGCCGACGTGGAGGACACGATCGGCCAGGAGCTCGGCGAGCAAGTGGACGCCATCGGTCTGGCGGAAGATATCGTGGAGAACCTGATCAAACAGGGCTTCATCATCGGCCGTCCGTACGGTGACCAGGAGCTGTTCGACGGCGACATCGTCATGGTCCGGGTGAAGACTCGTGCCTAGTCAGCACGCCACCTTGTCGCCCAGTGCGGCCGAACGCTGGATCTCCTGCCCGGCATCCATCCGGATGGGGGAGAAGGCGAAGGTACTGCTGGGCGACAAGCATGAGGCATCCTCTCCCTACGCGGAGGAGGGCACCAAGGCTCACGCCCTGGCGGAGATCAGGGCACGGCGGCACTTCGGCAAGATCGACGCCGACGAGGAAGCTCGTGAGTACGAGGGGTGGCGGATGGCATCCAAGTTGACGATCGACGAGATCGGCGAGATGGAGGAGCACGTCCGGGCGTACATCGAGCTGCTCCAGCAGCGTGTGGACGCCCTGGGCGACTTCGCCATCTTCTTCGAACAGCGGATGCCGTCCGGCGTGGAGCGGTGCTGGGGCACCAGCGACTCTGTCATCGTCAGCCACGACGTGGTCGAGATCTGGGACTTCAAGTACGGCGCCGGCGTGGCGGTCAGTGCCGTGGGTAACCCACAGCTCCGCCTGTACGGGCTGGGCGCGCTGGACAAGTTCGGCGACCTGATCGCCACCACTGACCGCATCGTGCTGGGCATCTTCCAACCGCGCGTGTTCTCCAACGGAGACAACTGGGAGGCCATGTCGGCACAGACGCTCCGTGCCTGGCGTGACGACGTGGCCCGCCCGGCGGGGGAGCTGGCCCTGGGGGACGACGCACCGTTCGGCCCCAGCGAGTCGGCCTGCCGCTGGTGCCCTGCCGCCGGCATCTGTACCGAGCGGGCCCGCGTGCTCGCCGGGGAGGACTTCGCTCTGCCGATGGAGGACCCGGAGGTACTCACCCCCGATGAGACGGGCGACATCCTGGGCAGGCTCGGCGAGCTACGTGCCTGGGCCGACGCCGTCGAGAAGTCGGCGCTGGATCGTGCCTACTCCGGCAGTGAGCACATCCCGGGGTACAAGGTGGTCCTGAGCGGGGGCCAGCGCACCATCACTGACCCGGACCAGGCCGTTGACGTGCTGGCCGGGGAGACCGGCCGCGACCCGGAGGCGTTCACCACCCAGAAGATCAAGCCGCTGGGCGAGCTGGAGAAGATCATCAAGGCTGACCTGCCCAAGGTACGCAACGACAAGACCAACCGGCTGCGCTCCCAGACCCTGGAGGACGTTATCCCCAGCTACCTGGGCCGCACGCCCGGCAAGCCGTCCATAGTCCCCGAGGACGATGGACGGCCGGCCATCAACCCGAATGCGCAAGCCGTGGAGGACTTTTCGTGAAGCGTCTGCTCTACCGCCTGGGGCTCCGTCCCAGGCACACATCCATCTGGTACGACTACCGGCTGTCGGTGTTGTACCGGTCCATGGATCACATATCGGCACTGGGCCTACCGCCCGTGCCCAACACCGGACCACGACACTGGAGTGAAAAATGAAGGTTCAGATCGTCGAGACCATCGAGATCACGGACGAGCAGCGCTTCAAGCTGGGCGCACTGCTGTCCGAGAAGGTGAAGCCCAAGCGGCAGGCCACACGCGACGAGATCAAGAAGTTTGCGTGGCTGCGCGGGTCCTCCTGGCACGACGCGCTGGAGAGCGAGTGGGACTCCGTGTTCGGCGAAGAGGAAGAGCCTGTGGAAGAGCTGGACCTCGGGGACCTGATCTGATGGCCAGTTACTACGAGCTGAATCAGGAGCTCGCACGCAAGGAGCAGAATCGCCGGCGCACTGACGACCGGCCGGTCGAGAACGACGAGGACGAGGACTG